TAGTTCACTATCAGGTACAAACTCAGGACACGCTGTAGGTGACATTGTTACTTTTGGAACTACTAATGGATCAGGCTCTGGTTTTAAGGCAATCGTAGCTGCAGTAAGCAGTGGAGCAGTAACAGAACTGTTTATTCCCAATAACTTTAGAGGTACTGGGTATGCAGCATCTAATACTGTGACATCTACCGCTTCTAGTGGTAGTGGTGCGAATGGCTTAGTAGCAACAATAGCAACAGTGACTTCTGGAACTACAGCTGAAGGCGCTAGAACAGGACTTGGACTATTTAAAGGTAATGAGAAAGATGCAAATACTTTCAGAATCGGTGTACTAGATGGGTATAGTTTTTCTCAAAGTTCAGAATCAACAGACGTTACTATTAACGAAGCGGGTTCAGCACCGAAAAGGGGATCACAAAGATTCAATGACTCTTTGGCTCCTGCCGAATGGTCTTTCCAAACTTATGTAAGACCTTTTAAGCATGGTGCAAACAGTTTCAGAGATACTACAGCGCATGACATGGTAGAGAATATTCTTTGGGCAGCTTTAGCTGGTCAAGCAATTCCTACTGCAGAAGATTCAGCAGACAATAGTGGTGCAACAACTAATTCAGCTATTACATTCCAAGCGAGTGATACAAAAGTTGATTTTGCCTCATCTAACGCTCACGAACTTTTAAAACTAACTATTTTCTTTGCACTAGAAAATACAACTTATAGGCTAAATGAATGTCAAGTTAACCAAGTAGAGGTTGATTTCTCAATTGATGGTATTGCTACACTAAGTTGGTCTGGAAATGCTACAAGTATTGACCAGGTTGATTCAGCAATTGAAGACCCATCAAAAGCGTTCCAAGACAGAATCGGAGTATCTGATACAGATGGCTCTTCAGTTCTATCTGCGTACGTTGAGAAACTAAACTATGTTGATATAACAGGGACTTCAGACGCAGATTACTTGAGAAACAAGTTATCTACAGTCACTTTAGCTCACCAAATGACTGCAGCAAGAGCATCTGGTGGAGTATTGGACACAGAAGGCGGAACTACTCACACTTACAGTGGTATTAATATTACTGGTGGGTCAATCACAATCGCTAACAACGTGACTTACTTAACTCCAGAAACTCTAGGTATCGTGGATCAGCCAATTGGTTCATTCACAGGGTCAAGAACTATTTCAGGTTCATTGACTTGTTACCTTGATACAGCGGCAGGTGGTTCTAACGAATTACTAGCTGACTTATCAGCAGCAACAAACTTAGTAAGTAACAAGTTTGACATGAGCTTGTTTATGGGCGGAGCCTCAACTGCTAACCCTCTGGTTACATTTGATATTCCAAAAGCTCACTTACAAATTCCAACAATTGAAACAGCTGATATTATATCAACTACAATTGAATTCGCGGCACAGGGAACAAGCATTACAGATACAGATGAAATGACTGTTCTTTACAAGGGCTCAACTGTTCACTCAGATTCTGGGTATAGTAAAGACTCAAGTAACGCGGTATAATCATGGCAGTGTACAACCTTCTTAGAGACGGTTCCGTACACGTGGTATACGGGAGTAATCGATACAATGTAAAGGTTACTCCCGAATTATCGTTCTCACAGACATTTGCGGAAGATGCATACGAAGTTAAGACTTTGCACGATCAGACAAAGATGTTTTTAGGAACGAGCGTAACAAAAGCAAATCCTGCAGATTTTAGTTTTCAGGTAGCTCTTACTAGAGAAAAAGATGAAAGTATCGTCAAAAGTCTTTTAACAGATTATGATACAAGTAATGGAGAACAATTGTTAAAATCATTTGATCTCTACTTCGTTACAGAAGAAAGCACATTCAAATTAGAAGGGTGTGTAATCACAAACGGAGACTTTTTAATGGAGAGAGCAAAGCCCCTTACACTTAGTGTTAGTGGTCAAGCCAAAAAACTAGAGAGAGTAGGGAATGCTTCGTATAGCCTTCCTGGTACCTTGCAATCTGCAAGTGCCACAAGAACTCCCGTCAAAGCCTTACTTGATGTAGAAGTAGGAGGAACAGATGTAACAAATCTTGTTTCTACTACATTAAGTGTGCAAAATAATATAGATTGGACTCCATATGAAACCTTGCATAATAGTTTGTCAGTTACAAACGCGTCTAACGCAATGTATCCGACAACTTATACATTAAAAGATAGAGTAGTTTCTGGAAATATTGTACAATATACAGGAAACAGTAATTCTACGACTGCTCAATCTTTTAATACAAATACTTCAGTTGCAGTGAAAACACTTGACCAAAGTAGTACTTTTTTAAATGCTAACTTAACAGGTTGTATGTTCACTAAACGATTAAACGTTGCTGAAGTTTTTACGCAGACTTTTGATTATAGATTAGTCACTAGCCCTGCAAATTTAGGAACTACAATAACATATTAGAGGAAAAATTATGGATTTAAAAAATTTACTAGTTGATAGTAAAACGGCTTGGGTAGACTTCCCTGGACTAGATGGTTTTTCAATTGAACTTGCCAACCTTTCAAGAAAAGAATTGGTAAATCTTAGAAAAAGATGTACTGTAAACAAGTTTGATAGAAAAACAAGAATTTTTAATGAAGAATTAGATGAAGCTAAATTTGTAAAAGAATTTACTGCTGCAACTATTCAAAATTGGAAAGGATTGAAGTTAGCATACTTAGAAGACTTAATTCTAGTTGACCTAAAAGGTCAAAATCCTGAAACCATCGTAGAGTGGAATCAGGAAAATGCGGAAGTACTAGTGGAAAACTCATCTGAATTTGATAACTGGCTCAACGAGGTAGTCTTTGACTTAGAAAACTTTCGTTCTAGACAGCAAAGCCCGATTACTAAAAAGACTGAAAGCATTCCTGGATAACAAAGATGTAGGAATGTCCAAGGATCAATACTTGGAAATGATGGAACAAATGGGACAAAGTCCCGACTGGGAAAAATGTCCTCCTGACTGGGAGGATTTTCCGCCAGTAGTACTTTTAGGAATTAATGTATATAATAGCTTAGGCAGTAGAATGTATCCTGAAATAGGATTTATTGGAAAAGACTATACTAACTATGACTTTATACTAAAACACATAGGAGTAGACAAACACCAGGAAGATTATGTATTTGAAATAGTACAATTTATGGAACAGAGAGATATTGAGAACTCTCAAAGAAAGCTAAAAGCTGAATATGAGAAACTAAAACAACGTGGCAAATAAAGTAATAGCAAATTTAGAAGTTGTATTAAAAGGCAAGAATATACAAGTTGTCCAAAAAGACCTGAAAAATACCAAAAAGGTCATGGACGATACTGCTACAAGTACGAAAAAAGCTGGAACAGAAGTTGATAAGTACGGCAGAAAAATTAAAGGTACTGCAGGTATTTCTTCCAACTCAACTAAGAACTTCTCAAAAATGCAACAGAACATTGGAGGCAACGATGGCTCCGGTGGACTTGTTCGTGCTTACGCTTTACTAGCTGCTAACGTCTTTGCACTTACAGCTGCTTTTGGCGTTCTACAAAGATCAGCTCAGATCGACCAACTTACAACATCTATGGAAATCCTTTCTACGAGAGGAGGAACCAGTATTGATATTCTATCAAAGAAAATAGTTGCGGCGTCCGGAGGAGCAATTGACTTAGCTTCTTCTTTTAGGCAGGTATCACTAGCATCGAGTGCTGGGCTAAATACTGCAGAAATTGAAGGGTTAACAAGAGTTGCAAGAGGAGCCGCTATTTCTCTCGGTAGAGACTTACCAGATGCTTTGGATAGAATCTTCCGTGGTGCCATCAAACTAGAACCTGAAATTCTTGACGAAATTGGTTTGTTCGTAAGAGTAGATGAAGCATCTAGAAACTATGCACAACAGTTAGGTAGAACTGTAAGTTCTCTTTCTCAGGTAGATAAAAGACAGGCGTTCTTAAATGCAATTCTAGAACAAGGTACTAAAAAGTTTGATGAGTACGCAGATGCAGTTGAACCTGATGCATTTACTAAGTTGGCTGCTGCGTTAAAAGATATCGCACAAGACTTAACGAGTTTCTTAAACTCTGCCTTAGGGCCTCTTGTATCTTTCCTTGCAGAAAGTAGAGGAGTATTAAGTATTGTATTCGTTGCTCTTGCAGGCTCATTATTAAAACAAGCTATCCCAGCTCTGGGACAATTCACTTCACAATCAGCAGAAACAGCTAACCAAGCTCTTGCTGATGCTCAGGCGTACTCTAAAGCAGTTAGACAAAAAGCAAACGCACAAATTGATGCTAACTTAAAGAGACTAAGAAACGAGCAGAAAACAAACAAAGCTATTGCTAGATCAGCAGAAGAGGCAACACAATCTGGACCAAAGTTTAGGTCTCGTGCTAAAGCAGCTGCTGATGCTAGAGCAAGATTAAATGAAAAAGGATTAACCACTTCTAAAAGACAGAAAGCTGTTCAAGAACAGATAAAAGTATTAGAAGCTGCTAGAGAAAAATCTAAAGAAAAAACTGTAAAAATAATTGACAAAGAGTTAAAACTATTAGCCAAAGAAGAGGCTGCTCTTGAAAAGATTTTACAAACCGAAAAAGAAATACGAGATGTAAAAAGCGGAAAAAGAGGTGTAGATCCTCAAAGTGTTGCTGGAAGAAGAGAAGCTTCTCTTGCAGATAAAGCTTTGGTTACAGGAGCTCTTGCGACAACCATTGGTACTGCAGAAACTGCAGGCGTAGGGGAAGCCTTCAAAGTTTTAGGAACTGAGTCGGACAAATTAAAAGAAAAGCTAAACACAAATAGTAAAATGACCAAAGCATTTAGACTTGGAATGTTTAAGTTAAATGGTACAGTAGGTATTCTTGCAACTGGTTTACAGGGCTTGATGGCTAGTTTAATGCCTTATGCAGTTGTAATAGGAGCAATAGTAGCTGTATCCGCCGCACTCTTTGCTAAGTTCGCAACAGGACAGAAAGAATTAAAAGCTTTGAATAGTACTATTGAAGATACCAATGCGATCACAGAAAAATTAAATGAAAGATTCTCAAAACAGATTGAAATAATGAACAACTTGGGAGGAGATTCTGGATTTGGTACCATTCTTCAGGCAAATATTGCATTTACAAAACAATCTCGAGAAGTAATTGGACAGATAGTAAAAATAAATAAAGAATTAAAAGAATTTAAAACTGCTTCAAATGGCTTACAAAATGCATGGCAAGCTGTATTAGCTGCTTTTGGAGGCGGAGCAGAAAATAATGCAATTGAAGCAACTAGTGCGGCTTTTAAAGAGTTGGTACAAGCACAAATTGATGCCGGCAAAACAGACTTAGCTAAAGTTTTATTACAAGATGCAAATGTTGGAGAACAAACTATCGCTGCTTTTACAGGAGCAGAAGAAGCATCTAAAAGATATAGCACAGCACAAAAAGCAGTACAACAAGATAGCGACTTATCAAAGCTAAGCGTAAGTAAGTTGTTTAATCAATTTAGTGTATTAAGCAAGAACTTTGATGCAACTCACTATGGCATGCAAGACTTTACAGACGAACAAAAAAGAATGGTTTTAGAGCTTTTTAACTCTAAGAATGCTTTACAAGAGAATACTGCATCTTTGTTAAATTTTGAGGTAAAAACAGAGGACGCTGCAACTGCAGGTAAAACTTTTGACGCAATATTAAAAGAACAAGAAATAAGACTAGTTAGTTTTCAAGGTGCTTTAGATGGGGCTGGAGAAGCCATAGGAAAACTACAACAATCCTTCTTAGTTAGTACAAAAGTTGACGAAGTAGTAGGAAGTATAGAGTCTATACGTGGAAGTTACATGGGCTTATTTGATGATTTAGGAAGTGGCGTAACATCTTTAAACGCAGAAACTGCAAATGATTTCTTAGAGAAATTCGGACAGCAAGAGTTTTCAAAATTATTTAGCCCAGAAGAAATGTCAAAGATTGCAAATATTGCAAAAGGTGAGCTAACTGATGGTTTCGAAACTCCCCAGGAAGCAGCCGATGCCTTGTTCAAGAGTTTAGAAGAAGAGTTTAAACAGTTTCAAGATGATATTATTACGTCTAAGCTTGAACTTGAAAACTTAGGAAAACAGTTAAAAACTTTACAAAGCGCTTCTGCATTAGGAGCACAAGCAGGCGCGTCTATTCAACAAAAAGTTGTTGATATTGCAACAGAGAACAAAGACATTGCAGTAACAAATCAAAAAGCACTTGCAAGAACAGTAGGACTAGAAGGAGAAAATTTAGCTACTATACTTAATGTTATAAGGGGCAAAACAAAAGAAAATGAACTAACAGAGGCTTTAAAAACTAAGTTTCAAAGTTTAACAGAAACTCAAAAACTTGCTCTACAAAACAGTGATGAAGCAGTACGACAAAAACAAGTAGAGCTAACTATCCAAGAAAGATTAAATGATGAAAACGAAGGCGCGTTTGGAGTAGTAAAAGAAAATCTAAAAGCACAGCAAAAAACTCTTGCAATAGCAAAAGAACTATTTACACAAGAACAAAAACTAATTACATTAAAGCAAAAGCTTTCTGCTGGAGGACTAGGACAAAATGAAATTCTAACTCAAAAACAAGCATTAGAAACTGCAGAAGCAACTTTTAACATGGCAGTAAAAGAAGCTGCACTTAAAACTCAGCTTCAAGTAGTAGACCTTGAAATTTTAAAAATAAGACTCGATGTACTAGCTAAAGAAGACGCTTCAAAAGCTGCGCAGTATAACGCTTTGATTGCTACTATAGGAGATCAAAATAGCGGAATTATTGGAGAGTTAAATAAAGGTTTAAACACTGCACTTCAAGTTGCAGGATACTCTTTTGCAGACACAGTAAGAGAAGGTCTTATTGGTGGCAGAGGTGGCGGTGCTGGTGGTATAGCACAAACAATGGCTAAGCTTTCTACTTTCAATAAAGAAAAAGAAATTGAAAAAGCTGAAACAGAAAGAGGCAAACTATTAAATCAAGGTGCAAAACTTGATGACCCAGAAATTTTAGCATTAGACGCAAAGATTGAAGCTTTAGGGACGTTAGACGCTGCTTACTTAAAAATTACAGGATCTATGAAGTTGTACGCTTCTCAATTGAGTAAGTTAGGGCCAGAAGGCGAAGCAAGTGCTGCATTACTTAATGGTATTGTAACTATTGGCGACGGATTCAAGAGCATGAAAACTGTTCTTGATGAAAGCACTAGCGGAACAGAGAAGTTTGCTGCAGTAGCTGAGTTTGCTTCTTCAAGTATTGGAGCCATTGGAGATATTATGGCTGCAAACTCAAGAGCGCAAGTAGCAGAGATTGACCAACAAATACAAGCAGAAAAGAATAGAGACGGAAAGTCAGCTGAATCCATAAACAAAATTAAGGCTATGGAGAAGAAGAAAGAAATGATTCAAAGAAAAGCCTTTGAACAAAATAAGAAGATTCAGTTAGCTCAAGCAGTAGTAAACGGTATGTCTGCTATACAAAGTGGTTTTGCTACTCAACCTTTCTTCCCAGTAGGTATTGCGATGGGTATCATGGCAACAGCTATGACAGCTATGCAAATATCTGCTATTAGAAAACAACAATTCCAAGGTGGGGCGCAAGAGACTCCTGCTCCACAAACAGCACTCAGTGTAGGAAAAAGAAGCAACGCTGTAGATGTATCAAAAGGAGCAACAGGTGGGGAGCTTAACTATTTAAGAGGTGGAGCAACAACAGGACAAAACTTAGGAGGAGCTGGAGGCTCTTTCCAAGGTGGTGCTATGGGTAGAAAAGGATACGCAAATGGCGGAGACGGAATCATAGTAGGAGAAAGAGGACCAGAGGTAATTACTCCTGCAGCACCTGTAGACATTACACCAAACTTCGCACTAGGTGGCGGAGCGCAAAACGTAAACTTTACAATCAACGCAGTAGATGCAGCAGGCGTTGAAGATGTACTTATGAATCAAAGAGGAAACATTATAAGAATGATTAGAGAAGCTGCAAATGAAAATGGAACAATGTTCCTAGAAGAAATAGACACACAAGCATATGGGAGTAGTAGCTAATGGCATTTAGTAATTTTACAGACAGATTACCTGACCCGAACTGGACGATACACGATTCAGGAGAAGGGCATGCAAGTAATTATAATGCTGGGCCAGGTTTTGCCACAGTAAAGTTCACTAGTGAGCAACCAACTTCTATATCAAGAACAAATAGTGGGAGAGTGATATCTCGAGCAATAGTAGGGCAAAGGTGGAAAATTAATATTACATATAATCCAATGACTCGTGAGCAGTTTGAGCCTGTATACAATTTTTTATTAGAAAAGCGTGGCAGGCTAAAACCTTTCTTCGTGACTTTACCGCAACATACTCCAAGAAGTACAACATCTGCAACATATACAGTTCAATCAAATTTATCTGCTGGAACAGATAATATATTGTGTACTGTAAGTAGTGACGCAAATGCAAATCTAAAGCCAGGAGATATTTTCACTATTACAGATTCTGGAAACTCAAATCACAAGAAAGCCTATCAAATCGTAAGAGTAAATGATAGCACAAACAAATTAAGTTCTGATTCTGCCTTGAACACTACAACGGAAAGAAGACTTTACATTGTACCACCTTTGGCAAAATCAGTAAATTCTAGTTCAACTTTATCTTATGCTACACCACTCATTAGAGTAGTGCAAGCAGCAGATGTTCAAGAGTATAGCATAGGAACAAATAATCTATACACATTCAGTTTAAACCTTGAGGAAGCACAAGTATAATGGCAAAAAGAAGTATTCCAACAAATATTGAAAAACTGCTTGTATCTAACGAGCCGTTTGAATATGCACATCTAGTAAAATTTGAAAGACCTTTTGACCCAAAAGACGGAGTTTTTCGTAGTAATGAAAAACGTTACGTCTACTTAACTGATGGAGCAAGAGATGTTGAATATCATGGAGTTACTTATGTAGCAAACAGATTACTGACTGTTGGAGGGTATGCAGAAACCACAGAAGCTCGTGCAACAAACATGAGTTTAACTTTTTCTAGTGAGCCTGTTGGTTTAACTTATACTGTAAATGCTGCACTAAGTTCCTCTGGCTCAGTTGGAACACTTACAGGAAATACTAGCACAAATGTAGACGGTCATGTTATTGACTTTGTCGAAGCAGGATTCATTGAAGGAGATGCAGTAAAAGTAGAAAAAGCAAATGGAACAAACTTTTCTGATGGTGACTCCTCAAAGATTTTTATTATCAAAGCGTTCTCAAATGAAAACAGAACTTTTACATTTGAAAGAACAGGAACAGATTCTGATGATAGCGCTTTTGTAACTTTATCAAACTCTAATCTAAAATTAAGTTTAGCTTCAGCCGAAATAAAAGGGCCACTAAATAATAGTGGAGGCTCTACTCCAAGTTTCTTAAATAGAGAAGTATTTATTTACAAAGTATTTTTTGATGCAGATGATCCTTCTTCTTTTGTAGGAGGTGGAACAGAAGCTACAGATAGAGTACTTGTATTTAAAGGTATAATTTCTTCTACTAATATTCAGGAAGCTGCCAAGTCTTCAAAAGTTCAATGGAACTTAACAAGTCACTGGGGAGATTTTGAACAAGTAGCAGGAAGAATTACTACTGATGAGATTCATAGAGCATTAGACTCTATGGGACGATCTAATAGACAAGCTGCTTTAAAACCTGAATATTCAAGAGATTTAGGATTCTTACATGCAGAAACATCTTTGAATACTATTGCTACATATCAAACTTCTGAAACAAGATATAAATATAAAACTAAAAAGAAATGGTTTAAGTCGAAAGTAAAAGAACAACCTTACGAGCATATTACAGATCACGATGTAGATTTAAGTGTTTTCCTTTCAGGAAAGTACTTACCTGTGTTGTATGGTGTAAATAGAGTACCAGGTGTACCTATTTTTGCAGATACTTCAAATGATAATGCAAAAGAAGTTTATGTGGCATACGCTATTTCTGAAGGAGAAAACCATGGACTCTATAATTTATATATTGATGGTTCTCCTCTTATTTGTGTAGATAAGTCAGATTTTGATGTAAGAAGTACTGGGGCAGCAAACTCAGACTCTCAAGCATTGCAATGTTATGGTAGAATGGATCAGGGAGCTACTCTTGGAGGACAACAAAACTCTGGTACTACTACCAATATGGACGACTGCGAAGACATTTTAGAAAGAATAGCAGATGCAAGAGGCCCTGCTAGTGAAGCGGCTTATGAAGCTTATGCAGTTTGCATGGAAAATAGTTATGAAGCAGTTACAGAGCCTACTAACGCAATTGTAGCTGATGACAATGCTTTAGGTATTCAACATAATGAATACGCACAAATATCTCACCCTTATGATATGAGACTAGGATTTCATTCCGGTAGATCTAATCAAGCTGCAGATAATATGCTTGTTACTAAAGCCGCCAATAATGGATTCAAGAGACAAAACGATTACTATACTGGTACAGAAAGATACTGGGGGCCAGACCATAGGTTACTTGATACTTCCTATGCAGTAGTAAAATTTACAATTGATGCAGACACAACAACAGTACCAGAAGTAGAATATGTAGTAAAAGGAAAAGTTTTAGAAAACTATAATTATGATGGCACTTTTGTACCTGATGCAGTATTAGGCGCATCTGACAATCATGTAAACTTTAAAGAAGGAGACTCAGTTACAGTAGAAGTTTCTTCTAATGGTAGCTCCTGGACAGCTCTTAGCGGAACATTTAGAATTCTTGATAAGTATAACTTTGAGACAGCAAGAGGGACTTCTCATTATAGATTTAGATTGAATAATATTCCAGATTTAAGTTACGTAGACGGAGTGCCTACCAAAAAATATGTAAGATTAAAGTCTGGAAGTAACTACTGGCACATGATTACTTACAACAACAATCTTGTAGAATCAGCTAACTGGTCAGCCGTTGCTTCAGATAATACAATCAGCGCTTCATCAATAGCAGTTGTAAACAATAGACTTGAATTTACACTAGATAATACTAATGAAAGTAAACTTCAAGCATTTTATCCAAACATTGCTAGCACAGGTCAAAACAGTCGTGCAACAGTTCAATTTTCAGGGTCTGGTATAACAGGAGATTTTGCTGATCTTGAAACTAGCACAAGACAGCCTCTTTTAAATACTAGCACAAATAAAGTCACAATTAATAATCTAAGTTATAGTGGAAGTGATACTCCAAGTAATATTAACTTAACTCCTGCAACTGTATTTGATTTTTCAGATATTTCAGCGGTCGCTTCAGTTACTAATACAGCAGAAGTTGTTGGCTGTGTATTACAAATTATAGAAACTGGAGAAGAAAGAGAAATTACAGCTTTCAATACTACTACTAATTTTGTTACTATTGAATCTCCTTTTGTAAATCCTCCTAAAACAGGATATACTTTTAATATTAAAGGAAGGGGTAGTGACAAGAGAAGCTCTATAAATCCAGCAATACAAACAGCAGATATTCTTACCAGTGAGTTATACGGTAAGGGCTTAGTTATGGGCGATGATATTGCTTTGAATACAGTAAAAACTGCAGCACTTTTATGTGATACTCGTTCAGACGTAACTCTTACAACTGCTTCTGGTGTAACAGTAAAACAAGGCGACATCTATAAAATAACAAAAGCAAACGGAGACCACCTAGCTTCTGGTAGAGTGGTAGCAGATGTAAATAACGGCACACAAATTAAGTTTGACGAAATCTCTGGAAAGTTTTTAAGAGGATATCAAAACTACATTAATTATAATGTTGGAGACATAATTTATCATACAGTATCAGGAACTCAAAGATACTATAGAGTTACTAGCGGAGGATATAAAAATACAGCCCCTAGCCATACATCAGGCACAAGCAATGGTTTGGAATACATGTCCACTCCAGTTCTTACAAAAGTTTCAGGAAACGGAGCTTCTCCTACATCTATTACACTTACAAACAATGGCACAATTCCACTTTACTCTTTATATGATTCAGACTTTGTAAAATACTGGAGATACTTAGGTTGGGAAGAAAATAGACAATGGTGTGTAACACGTCACCAAGCTAATGGCATGATGGATACTGCAAAGTCAGTATTCTCAAACTTAAATGGACTATTATCTCAGTATAATGGTATACTTTCTTACTCAAATGGTAAGTATGAATTGAGCGTTGAAACAAACGAAACAGCTCCTGTATCTACAAATACTTTTGATAGTACTACTTATGACTGGAACGTAAATCCAGAGTTTATTGAAGAATCCGACATTATTGGTACTATAAACTTAAATGATAATAGTCAAAAGAATTCAAAGAATACTATTAAAGGAAGTATCTTCGATCCTCAAAATAACTTCCAATCTAGAAGTATTACATTTTATAATTCTGATTTCTTAAAAGCAGATAGAAATGTTATCAAAACAGGTAACATGACACTTCCTGCCATTACTAGTTATTATAATGCTAGAATGACAATAGAGAAGTATCTTTTACAGTCACGATTTAGTAAAGAAATATCTTTTACAATCGGACAAAAAGGTTTATTGTTAAAACCAGGGCAAGTAATTTCTTTAAATTATGAACCTTTTGGTTTTGCAGGAAAATTATTTAGAGTTAATAACTTAAACTACCAAAGTAATTGTACAGTAAGTATAAAAGCTACTGAATATGATGATTCTTTTTATGTTATTACTCCGCAAAAAGCTTCAAAAGCTCAACAAGCTACTCTATCTCAAAGAGAGGGCGTTTCCTATCCTGGAGTTCCAGCATTAGGTAATCCTACAACTACTAAGCCAGGCATAATTACATTAAGCTGGACAAATGGTACAGGATTCACAGAAGCCACAGACTCTACTCAAATATGGAGAGCATCAAGTCAAGGTAGTAGTGGAAACGTAACAGATCACGCAACTCTTATCACAACAGTAGATAATACAACAAGCTGGGCAGACGCAGTAGGAGAGGCAGGAACTTTCTACTACTGGATTAGACATGTAAGAAAGATAAGAAGAAAATCAGACAATGCTACTCAACTTATTTTTAAAGAAGAGTTTTCATCTGCAATAGATGCAGGTAAGCAAGGTGTTGCAAAAGTTCCTTCTCCACAGCTAGACGTTGACGTTTCTAGCATACAGATTAAATTTAATGATAGTGGAGCATTGACTCCAACAGGTGCAGCACAAGATGTAAAACTTACTGCTACACTGAGAAATATTACTGCAGATTCAAATGGTGTTCAGTTTAGTATTATAGACGCAGACCAAACGTCTCAAACAGACGTACAATTTACTAATGGTTCTACTACTTTAGACGATACTTCTGCACCTTATGAAGCCACTGTAGACGCTTCTTCAGCAAGTAATGCAACAACAAACAAGTTCGTAAAAGCAACAGTCACAGACACAAGCGGAGAAACATTTACTCAGCTTGTTCCAATATCAATAACAAAAGATGGTAGTTCAGGTAGTACAGGTGTCGCGGCGGCAGCTATTGACTTGTCTCCAAGCACTTCAGTGATTACTTATAGTGCAAACGATCCTGACAGTGAAAATCCTTCTACAACAATTAACTTTACAACTACTCTACAAGGAAACACAGGAGATGCAACATCTGCATTCTCAGGAACTCCTTATTATGAATTTATCGTAGATGGAACAACAAAACAAAACAGTACAACATCTACATTTACACTAGCAGACGCAGATGAGCCTGCAGACCAAGAGACAGTACAAGTACAAGTAAAAGCAAGAGATGGCGGAACTACAGGAGCTATTAAAGCTACTGATTCTGTTACTATCTTTGGTATTAAATCTGGTTCAGATGCAGTAACAGCTTTCTTAACAAATACAGCACATACAGTATCTGCGGGTACTGACGGAACTTTGGCATCTGGAGCTTTAACCAATGCCGGCGGAACTTTCAAGGTGTTCGTTGGCTCAACAGATAGAACAACCAGTTGCAACTTCTCTGAGGTATCTGGCGAAGAAACTAATGGGCTAACAAGCTCGATTAATGCTTCAACAGGAGTTTACACAATTTCTGCACTTACGGTAGATCTGGCTAAAAATGTGTTTAGGGCGACAATTCCTGCGTCTATTTCACCTACTGGTGTCCAGATGACTATTGATCAAACATACAGTATCGCAAAGTCGAGAAATGGACTTGTAGGAAGCAATGGTACTGACGCAAAAACGGTAAAATTAACTTCTGACAAATATGCTATCGCATATAACGCTGCGGGAAGCAGTCCGAATCCGTCAAGTGCATTTAATTTAATCGCAAGTACTCAAGGATTTACAGACCCTTACTTTAAATTTACAGGTGATGGAATAACTGATGAGACATCATTCACAGATGGAAATAACTCAGGAGCAATCGATCCTTCTGATACATTCTCATTTACTCCACCTTCAAGTTTCTTTAGTACTCCTAAGATACTCAAAGTAGAAGTTGTAGAGGCAGCGGATACAAGTACAATACTTGCTTCTGACTCTATAGCAATTTATGCAGTACAGCCAGGTGCGGCTGGATCAGACGGTGATGACGCATTTACAGTAATCTGTACAAATGAATCTCACGCTATACCAGCAGATGCTGATGGCGCAAATCCTGTTATGACAGGAAGTGGAACTACTTTCCAAGTATTTAAAGGAAACACACAACTAACAGGTATTACTAGTGGCACTCCAAGTGCAACTCAATTCAAAGTAACAGTTAATAGTGATACTAATATTACTGCTGGCTCACAGTCTGCATCTTCAAATAATATAGTCTTTGCAGATCATTCAAGTTTAACAGCTGATACAGCAGACATTATTTATACAGTAAATGTAGCGAACAGTCAGTCAGTAACTAAAAAGCAGACTTTTTCAAGAACAAATAAAGGCGTAAAAGGAGATGATGGAGACCAAGGAGATGCAGGATTAAAGATAGCAGAACTAGAGTTATATTATGTTGTCAGTTCTTGGACTTTTGGTAGTAATACGACTTTTCCAGGAGCACCTACTACAGGAACTTATAATTTTGGAACAGATACAATTTCAAGTATACCAAGTGGTTGGTCAAGAACAAAAGAATCTGGTGTAGGAAAAATTTATTCCATATCAAGAGCATTAGTAACAGAATCAAGTTCAGGAAGTGGAGTATCAGGCACAATTTCTTGGAATACTCCAACATTGTCTGACTCAGGATTCCAGGATATAAATTATATTTTCCAATATAATAATGGACAACCTAGCACTCCAAGTGGAACTTCATATCCAAACCTGCCTTCTGGCTGGTCTGATGATATTCCATCAGCAGTATCAGGACAACAACTATACTCATCAAAAGGTATAGCAAAAATGACTGGAACTTATCCAAATCTTCAGTTTAACTATACTTGGGGAACTCCTGTACTTCATGTTACAGATAAGGCAGATATTGCACTTGGAAATGTAGACAATGAAAGTTCTGCAACTATTCGAAGCGGAGATATTACAGGTACTATTGGCGGTGTTGCAAACGCTACGGTTACAGGAGGCGTAGGCAGAGCTAACGCAGCAATTGACAGTAACAATAGACTTGTTGCAGATATTTTTGATGGTTCAGTAACAAGAACACCGGCTCAAATGATTGATGGCCGAGACAGGTCTGTAAATGCAATTGACAGTAGTAATAGACTTGTTGGAAGTCTTTATGATGGTACAATAACAAGAACTCCAGGTCAAATGATTGATGGCCGAGACAGGTCTGTAAATGCAATTGACAGTAGTAATAGACTTGTTGGAAGTCTTTATGATGGTACAATAACAAGAACTCCAGGCCAAATGATTGATGGGCGAGACAGAGCCGTAGGCGGACTAGACACTAGTGGTAATCTTACTACTGGAATAAAATCAGGAAGCACAACATTTAGTGCAGCAGAAGCAATTAATATACGCGGAGGATTTGATAATCTTTCAACCACACCAACACTAAAAGTAGACAACGCAAACTCTGCTTTAAAAAATGCAAGTATTGGTATTGATACATCAACTGGTGTAATAAGTGGTATCGGCACAGGAACAAACTCAAGAGTATTCAATGATGTCATTGGCATTTCTATGGCTACATCAGGAACTAACCAAGGCAGAATTACTATTGCAGGCGTAGGAACATCGAATACAACAGTAGACGTAACAAAAAGTAATCTAGGACTACAGTATGATGACGGAGCAACCGTTGGTGCACAAGCAGGAGTTAACTTTACAGACTCTGGAGGAAATGCTCTTGGTGATGAAGATGTAAGAAACAGCGACTTAGATATTGATTACAGCGGAACTACTGTACGAATTAAGAAAGGAACTACTTTAATTAATAGTGCTGCTGCTCCAGACGCGTTAAAAAATGCAACAATCGCTATTAACTCAAGTGGTGTACTAACAGGTATTGGCACAGCAGATGTAAAAGTAAATAACAGTAAAATAACAACAAGAGCAGACGGCACTTTAAACTATGACGGTACTGCAGCAGCTGCACCTACTGTAGATGGAATTACAGGAACAACAAATTTTCAATCAAGAGTAGAAACAGGACTTACAGCAAGTGGTGTATTAGATACTTCAGTTCCAGTAAACAAAGGTGGTACAGGAGAAACAAATACAAACAAATTCTTAAACAGTGATTTAGGACTTTCATTTACAGAAACAGGAGTAACATTAACAAAAGCTGGAGACACTGATTCTTCTGCAAGTACTCCTGACACTCTTAAAAATGCAACAATCGCTATTAACTCAAGTGGTGTACTAACAGGCATTGGTACAGCAAATGTAAAAGTAAATAATAGTAAGATAACAACAAAAGCAGACGGTACTTTAAACTATGACGGTACTGCTGCGGCTACTCCAGACATTGCAAGTATAACAGATACTGGAACAACAAAAAGCGGTGCAAGCCGAGCTAACTCTGGACTTGATGTAAGTGGTAACTTAACAGCAGGTATTAAATCAGGGAACACAACATTTAGTGCGGCAGAAGCAATCAATGTTAGAGGGGCTTTTGATGGTATAACAGGCACTCCTACTTTAAAAGTAGCAAACGCTAATACAGGACTAAGAAACTCTGGAATTAGTATTGCAGCAGATGGAAGCCTTTCTGGTGCTGGTGGCGGGCAAGTTACCGCAGGGGGATTAGGAGCTGAAACTTTAGAACTAGTTTCTGGAGGCACAAAAACAGTTACCATTACAGGTAATAAAATATCAATGTCTGGCAGTGGAAATAATGGGTGGAATACTCATGTCTATTCAAAAGACGGGTATCCTGCAGCTCAAGTTTCTTACACAATAAGTCAAACTAACAAATATATTATGGTAGGACTAAACACCGATCCTACTACCAATACTAGTTATTCTAGTATTGACTACGCTTGGTATACAAAAGCAGACGGTACTTTATCTATATATGAAAGCGGAAGTCAAGTATCTACTCATGGCTCTTATTCAGCAGATGATAAGTTTACAATAACTTATGATGGTAGTGCAATTCGATACTATCACAATGGAGACTTAGAAAGAACTGTAACAGTTAGAATTACAAATAATTTACACATGGATTCTTCTTTCTATCAGATAGATTCGTCGATTGAAAAAGTACAATTTTCAGCAATTACTTCAAACTATTGGTCAGACCAAGGCGGCAGACCTACCGAACTAACTGACGGAAGAGTTTCAACTGGATTAGACTCTGGTGGAAGATTAATAACAAGTATTAAGTCTGGCACTGATATTGTTTCTGTAGCAGACTTAAAAACCACTAAAACAAGAACATTTAGTGCGATTGATAGTAGTAATAGGCTTATCGGTAATATCTTTGATGGAACAACTGCGTTCACTCCTACAGAACTGCTAAAAGTAAGAGCAAGTTTTGATAATATTGGAACAACTCCAGTTATAAAAACAACTAATATACCTACTATACCTTTGGATAAGGGAGGTTTTGGTGCAAACACTTCAACACTCTTTGGTAATAGTGCAGTACTTCCTCGTTGGACTGGAAGTGCGTTCTCAACAAGAGCTGAGACTGATGTTTTAAACACACAAATTATAGATACTAATGGTAATATTAAAGACAGCATTGGTATTGCTCTACCAGGAACAACAGACGTATTTAGTCCAACTGAATTTAAAAATGTAAGAGGTTCCTTTGAAAATATTGGCACCGCAGGCTCAATAAAACTTGCAGCAACAAAAGTACCTCTTAATACCACTTTCTTAGAAGTAGATTCTGGAAATATTAAGATTAAAAATGATGCGATTGGTGGTGACCAGCTAAATGATAATATTACTTATGCAGGAAAAATCACAGCAGGATCAGGTAATAATGTCGCAATCTTAGATGGAGCCAATTCAACTTATAGAATTTATGCAGGTAATGCAACTCCAACAAGTGCTAAATTCTCAGTGACTCAAACAGGTTCAGTATACGCAGAAGAAGTATTTATCGGTAGTACAAGCGGTCTCGCTATGGGAGTATCCTCAGGAACTAATAGATTCCAAGTTTACACTCCTTCAGGCACAGGAACAGTTTTAGAAGTAGGAGGAGACTCTACCTCAACGTATATTCCTTTTAAAGTAAAAAATGACGGCTCAGGAGAAATTAGAGGTTTTGATATTTACACTTCAGGTGGAACAAAACTTTTTGATGCTTCTACAGGATTTACAGATGCAGCGTTTACTGAGATTGCAGAAGCTACAGGAGCTTCTGTTTCTTCTGTGTCTAAAACTTCTTCTGGCGATGCAGACAACGATTCACAAAAAATATCTTTAACTTCAGGACAAACTATAACAGTAAAAGCTCAAAAGAGTGCTAGCTTTTTTGGTCATGGGATATCTTACAGTTCATTAGCACAGGCGCGAAGTACAGCATTAGCAAAAATACCTAATAGTGTTACTATAAAAGTTTTACATAATACTTCAAATAGTAGAAGTGGTGCAACTCAAGTTGGAGGAACACTAAGTTTTTCTGAATATAGTTCAGGAAGTCAAACTTCAACCCAATATAGACTAACAGAATCTTTTGAAACAGAACCAGGATTTTATTGGGCAGAGGCAGAATTAAATAGAGGTGATTATGCAAATGCGAATATGTCACAAACATTTAGTGCTTCAGGAAGCGTAGGGGCAGGAACAGCTGAGTTTACTAGCGACGGAAACTTTACTTTAGAGTTTACGCATACAATTAGTTCAGGAGATAATTACTATTGGATTGAAATTGGAGGAAGTGGAAGCTCTGGTAACGGAACTGTTGGAGACGTTACAGACGATAGTGCTGTAAGAACGCTAACTTTGACTGCAGCAAGTGGTTCAACATTTAATGTTAGTAACGGAGACGGTAATGAATCTTCTGATGACGTAAATAATGCTACCATTACTTTATCTGCAGGGGACGGCCTATCAAATGGAGGAGACTTTACCACAAACCAAGGAGTAGCCGAAACTATAACATTTGACGTTGATTCAACAGTTATTAGAACTACAGGAAACCAAACTCTTGGCGGAACAAAAACATTCTCAAGTGATGTATCATTTTCAGGCGGTATTGATGTAGACGGGATTATTGATAACACCTATAATAATGGTAATGTTTCTCCGCCAAGTACTTCAAATCATACAGCAGGTACAAGAATAAAATTTTATGATTCAAGTGCTACAGCTTTCTATGCTATAGGTATTGAATCAAATCATTTATGGTATAATTCTGACCAAGGATTTAAATGGTACGAAGATGCAGTAGAAAGAATGACACTAAGTACTGGAGGAAACCTATCAGTAGATGGAAGTATTTCTACAGGCTCATTTACTTTACCAAACTCTTCTGGTACAGCAGGGCAAGTATTAAAATGGCCTTCATCTGGCTCAACTCTAGTTTGGTCAAATGATACTTCTGGCAGTGGAGGTGGTCTACCTTCAGGAATGACATACTCAAGTTCAATACTTGATGTTACAGGTACTATCAGAGCAACAGCAGATGTTGTCGCATATTACAGTTCAGACTATAGACTCAAAGATAATGTAAAACAAATAGAAAATGCTATGGATAAAGTATCACAAATACGTGGGGTTGAGTTTGACTGGAATGATAAGCAAGTTGTACATGAAGGACGAGACATTGGTGTTATTGCACAAGAAGTAGAAAAAGTAGCACCAGAAATTGTAGCAACAAGAGATAATGGATATAAAGCAGTAAACTATCAAAAACTCACAGCTTTACTAATAGAAGCGGTAAAAGAGCTACAAGAAGAAATAAAAGAACTTAAAAAAGACAAATCAACCTAACGATTGAAGAATCGTTACTACCTCGAAAATTTAATCCTTGACAATAGGTATATTTTTTTGGTATAATTAGACATTGGAGAAATATATAAATGGCAGCTGGAAGTTATAATTTTACATTAGAGCAGGGAACGACATTCAGTCGAGAGATAACTGTGCAAGAAAGTGGGGCAGCGATGAATTTAACTGGCTACACTGGACGTATGCAGATGCGTTCAACGCACAACTCAACGACTATTGCTCTTACCTTCACCGTAGCAGTTTCAAATGCAGCCCAAGGGAAACTACAGTTGACCGCGACTGCAACACAAACCTCTGGTGTAGAAGAAGGAATGTATGTATACGATTTAGAAATAGAATCAGGAGGAGGAACTGTAACACGACTTATGGAAGGAAATGTGACAGTAACTCCTGAAGTGACAAGATAATGGCAATTACAGTAACAGTAAATGAAGAACCTACTTATGTCACAGTAAATGAGACAAATAATTCTATCACTTTAAATCAAAGTGACAATCCCATTCAAGTAACCACAAGTTTAAGTCTGCTCTCAGCAAATGCATCTCAAATTACAGTAGATGCTATCGGAAATATAATTCCTGCTGGTGGTACAGTAACAGAAGCGTTAGAAATACTAGCAGACCAATCTTTTAGGAGTGATACTGCTCCGACAGGAAGCAATTTGGAACAAGGCGATCTATGGTACGATACTAATGATGATCAGTTAATGGTATATAGAGAGACTTCTCCGAGCAATTTTGAATTCGTACCTCTTGCAGCAGCAACAGGTACAATGGACAACCTCGATGGAGGTGGTTTTTAAGGAATAGATAATGGCACAAGTTATTAAAATCAAAAGAAGTGACAGTACCGCAACTCCAGGTTCCAGTTTAGTAAAGGGTGAGTTAGGTTACTCTTACAACTCAAATAAGCTGTTTATCGGAGACGGTTCTACCTTTGATGTGATTGGCGGACAAGTCTACGTCGAGATGCTCGACCATACAGCTGGTACACTTACAGCAAGTTCTGCAATTATCACAGACTCAAATAGCAAGATTGATAATCTTCTAGTTGATAATATACAAATAAATGGAAATACAATATCTACAGGTTCAGGTAATTTAATTATTGATCCTGCAACTGGAAGTATTGATTTTGCAACTGGAGGCGCTATAGAGTTTGATATTGTTGATGGCTCAGCAACAGCGCTTACCATTTCACAAGGTTCAAATAATTATTTAACCTTTGACACCTCAAATGGTGCTGAACTAATTACGTTCAATAAACAAATAGAAGTTGGAATAGACGGTACTGTTGGGTACACTCTTCCAACTGCAGATGGATCAAATGGACAAGCTCTTATTACTAACGGTTCTGGAGCAGTCACATTCCAAACAATTTCAACAACTCTAGCAATCGCAGGAGATGGTTCTTCTACAGATTCAGTAAGCTTAGTTGATGATACACTAACATTTGCTGGCTCAGGTGCAGTAAGCGCCTCTGTAGGAAGTGATACAGTAACAATATCAGTTGCAAATGCTTCTAGCTCAGTAAAAGGTCTAGCGTCTTTTGCTTCGTCAAACTTTACCGTATCAAGTGGTGCAGTTTCTGCGAAAGATATAACACTATCTGGAGACTCTGGTTCTGCAGCGGCTACAATTGGTGAAACATTTACAATTAGTGGTGGTGAAGGAATAGACACTTCAGCTACTGGTACAACAGTAACAATTGCTGCGGAAGATTCTTCAGCAACTAATAAAGGTGTTGTTATTGTTGGAGCTGGCGAAGGTATAGATGTATCGTACTCAAGTGGAACAGCAACAGTAAGTGGAGAAGATGCAACAACATCAAACAAAGGTATTGCATCATTTAACTCTAATGACTTCTCTGTTTCAAGTGGTGCAGTAAGCATTGCTTCAATTTCAAACAGTCAGATTGATAACTCTCAAATCACAGTTGGTAGTACTCAAATAAATCTAGGTGCTACAGCAGCTTCTTTAGCAGGTCTAACAAATGTTACTGCTACAGGTAATATTACTGGTGGAGCTGTAATTGCAGACAACTTAACTTTAAACGGTAATGAGTTATCAAGCACAAATACAAATGGAAACATCTCTCTGAATCCAAATGGTTCAGGAGCAATCGATGCAAATAGTGCTAATATAATTAATGTTGCAGACCCAACACAAGCACAGCACGCAGCAACTAAAGCGTATGTAGACGCAGTAAAACAAGCGCTCGATATTAAAGATTCAGTAAGAGTAGCTACAACAGCTAATATTACTATTGCAACAGCTCTAAATGATGGAGATACACTTGATGGTGTAACTCTTGCAAATGGAGATAGAGTACTTGTTAAAGATCAAAGTTCAGCAGGCGAAAACGGTATTTATGTAGTTGCAGCTTCCCCAGCAAGGGCGGCCGACGCAAATACAGCCGCAGAACTAACTGGTGGTACATTCGTATTTGTTGAAGAAGGTACAGTAAACGGAGACAACGGATTTGTCTTCACACACGATGGCGTACCATCTAACTTTGGTACTACAGCAATGCCTGTTGTTCAGTTCTCAGGAGCAGGACAAATTATTGCTGGCGCCGCAATGACAAAGTCTGGAAATACTTTAGATGTAGCAGTAGACAATAAGACTATTCAAGTAAGTTCAGACGCATTAAGAATTAAAGGTATAACACAGACAGCAGTTGGTGATTTGTTAATTGGAGCTGCTTCAAATGGTGGTTATACAAGACTAGCAAAACCAAGTTCAGCCGGTGCAATTCTACATATGAATACATCAGGTTCAGCTTCTTGGAGTAACGTTATCGATGGTGGAACTTTCTAAATAAGTTCCACTTTTCCGCCTATATAGGCATAGACTAGGAATACCATAAATATGGCACAATCAATATTATTAAAGCGTTCGAGCGTTGCAGGAAACGTACCTGACAGCTCGGACTTATCCCTTGGCGAAATAGCGATTAATACCGCTGATGGTGCCGTATACATTAAAAAAGGTAACAATGATATTGTTGCTGTCCATGACAATGATATTCTTCATATCGATACTACCAATAGTCGAATTGGTATAGGAACCACTTCTCCTACTTCTAGATTACATGTAAATTCAGGAACAAGCGATTGGCCAATCAAAGCTGAATCAACCGATGCAAAAGCAGGTATTATTTTATCAGATAATAATACTGTAAATTATATTATGTCTCAAAGCTATACTTTGAGTATGGGTAATCAACCTAGTTTGCATGCCAACAATTTAAATATTAAATCTACTGGTAGTGTTGGTATCGGAACCACCGCACCTGTAAGTAATTTACATGTCCATGTAGGAGGTGGAGGTGGTGTAGTACTTGAAGCTAATGCGAATACAGATATCGATTTTAGATATAGGTCAAATGGTTCTAATAAATATAATGTTGCTTATGATGCATCAGAAGGATCATTAATATGGTACGATAATGTAGCAAGTACACGCCGAATGACTCTAAGTTCTGCTGGTAATATTGGTATAGGAACTAGTGCACCAGCTACAAAACTTCATGTTGCAAATGGTAGTGATACATCAGATGCTGTAAGAATAAGTGGTGGACATGCTTCAAGATATTTAGCTATAAGAACATTTGAAAATAATACTTTAGTAGGTGCAGGAATATCACTAAACGCATCTTCATCTGGTGGTGCTTTTAGATTCCAAACAACATCAACAGACAGAATGACTATAGCCAACGATGGTAAGGTTGGTATCGGTACTATGTCTCCCGCTTATCCCCTAGAAATTTCTGGGGAAGGAACAGTTTCACTCGCCTATCAAAGAACAGGAACTGGAGTAACAGCTAAAAAGTGGGGTTTTCATTCCGATAACTCTAATACGTATTGGCAAAACATTACTGATAGTATACTTGCTATTACTGTGGCTAATTCTGGCAACGTTGGTATTGGAACAACTTCACCTTCATTTAAATTACACGTAGATTCTGGTACAACAGATACTGTAGGTTATTTTAAATCTTCTGATAATAAAGCTACAATTCTTATTTCTGATGATGATACAAATACTTATGTTTCTGCAGAAAGTTCAACATCGTCGATTGGTGTTAATCCTGGTAGGCATGCAAATAATTTAAATATTGATTCAAGTGGTAATGTTGGTATTGGAACAACTTCACCAGATACTAAGCTAGATATTACAGCTGCTGGCGTTGACGGTTTAATAATGAACCAAGATACAGGTAATAGCTCAGCATCAGGTAGAATATTTTTTAAATCTACGGAACGAACAAATACTATTTTAAATGTAAGCGGTAATTTAGAATTTAGAACTGGAGCAAATATTGGATCTAGTAGTGGTACTGTAAGAATGACTATAGTTGGATCAACGGGAGCAGTTAAATTTAACAACGCGTACACATTCCCAACTTCAGACGGAAGCGCAAACCAAGTACTCAAAACTGATGGATCAGGTAACCTAACTTTTGCAACTGTTGCAGGAGCAAGTGGAGGCACTTCAATATCTGACTCTGATGGCGATACCAAGATACAAGTCGAGGAAAGCTCAGACGAAGATAAAATCAGATTTGATACTGCTGGCTCACAGCGTATGGTTATTGATTCCGGCGGCAACTTTGGATTCGGAGTAGATACACCTTCGAACTACTTTCATGTAAAGAAGAATAGTGCCGGAATTATTGCCAGAATTGAAGGAACTTCTGGTAGATACATTTATACAGGAACAGATACTCAAGGCCAGTACTTAGAACAAGTAGGAACTTCTTCTACAGATAGAGTACTTCGTATACAAAATAGTAACGGAAGCGGTCAGTATACACAGCTTTTCTTAGATGGACATAACCGAAGAATTTATACTAATGGGGGAGTCAACGTTGGAATTGGTGTCACATCTCCAGGCGGAATATTAGATGTTGATGGAACTTATGGAGATTTAAAAATTGGCGATCCAAGTATCGGCAGCAGAATAACTTATTATGATACTACAAGAATATTATTAAACTCTAATGATATCATATTCCAAACAAATAGCTTGACAGAAAGGATGCGTATTAAGAATGATGGTAAGGTTGGTATTGGAACTGCTTCACCATACTATAAACTTGATACTCGTTTTGCTAATACAAATACTTCCTTAAGCGGAGGTAGTAGCGGAAACTGGGGCAGCAATGGTATACGAATTGAGAATACTGACTCTACAGCTGGTGTTATGGCACTTGCGCATTTTAGAACAGGAGACTCCGATTGGCATATTGGTAATAAGAGAGTAGGTCAAGATTCAGCAGACTTTATATTTGCACACGAAGGTAGCACAAAAATTACGTTTGATAATGCAGGTAATGTTGGTATAGGAACTACTTCACCTTCACAAAAACTTCATGTTGCAGGTAACATATACGCAGCTTCAGGTTTTGTAAATAGTTCAGGATATCAGTTAAATGGCACCTATGTTGTAGATAGTAGCAGAAACTTAGTTAATATCGCTGCAATTACAACAAGCGGTAATGTTACTATTGGTGGTAATTTAACAGTTAATGGTACACAAACTATTTTAAATACATCAACTTTAACAGTAGATGATAAAATAATTACAATCGCAGATGGCGCCACTGATGCAGCAGCCGCAAACGAATCTGGTATAAATGTTGATGGTGCTAGTGCTACGGTTTTATATAAATCTGGAAATGATAGATGGGAATTCAATAAAGAAGCATTTTCGGCACTTGGGTTTATGGTAGGTACTACAAGTACTGATGTCGGCCTAATGAGAAATAACTCAGGTGTATTTGATTTCCAAGCACAGTCTAATAGACAAATTTCATTTAGTAATGTTACTAATGGTGAGCATGTAAGAATAGATGCAGGTGGTAAGGTTGGTATAGGAATTACTGCGCCTACTGAGGCATTACATGTAGTTGGTAATATAAAAACAACAGGAGATGTTATTGCTGACACACACTTTACTTCTACTGACTCTAATGCAACTTTATCAAGTTCAGGAAGTGGTGGTAATGTTTATTTAAGACCTAACGGAAAAAGCTCAAGTACAAGTCAAACACATATTAATACTAGTGGCGTTATGGTTCTAAATACTACAAGCACTTCACACGGAATAGAAGTTGCACAGTCAACGAATACAGGGTATGCACCAGCTTCAATTTTACTTAAAGCTACACAATCAACTGCTAGAGGTGGAGGTATTTATTCTTATAATACACAATCAGATAATGGTTGGTATTCTGGATCTTTATATAATAATACTAATTTATGGGCTGTTACATTTTTAAATGGCACTAGTTTTAATCCTGCTATTGCACAAACTACTAATGCTATATTTACTGTAGACGGACCAAATAACAGGGTTGGTATTGGAACAACTTCACCTACTGATAAATTACATGTAGCTGGTAATATTAATATTGTTTCAAATAAAATTTATAATGGTTCAGCCAATAACTCTGCTGGACTAGAACTCGGCGGCAGTAGAATGAATTTACACGGCTATAATGGTATAAGATTCTATGCATCTGCTGCAGGTATAGGTTCTCAAACAGAACGAATGAGAATTGAAAATAATGGTAATGTTGGTATTGGAACAACAAACCCTCAAGGTAAACTTGACGTTGATGGTGATTTAAGAATTACAAGAAACATTGTATCGAATACAGTATATCAAATGCTTTCACTTGGTAGTGATAGAAGTATAGATGATTATGGTGGATTAAATAAAGATTATTGGAGAATAAATCTTGCAACTCCGGGTGCTAGTACAGATGGAGGATCTTCAGCACACGCGTATGGTACCTTAATATTTTCTGGTGTAACTGGAAGTAATACAACCTATGTAGATAGAATGGCAATAACACCTGGCGGTAATGTTGGTATTGGTACAAATACGCCATCAGCAAAATTCCAAGTTGAAGAATATGGCATAGACTCAACATCAACTTCAAGCAGTGCAACAACACAGATTGCAATACATACATTTGCGGCAGCGACATTCCGTTCCGCAAGATTTACCGTACAGGTAACAAATAGTACAGATAGTACTTATCATACAACAGAACTACTACTTGTTCATGATGGTACTACAGCAAATATAACAGAATTCGGAGAAATTCATACAGGAAGCGCAGTAGAGGCAACGTTTGATTGTGACGTAAATAGCGGAAACGTCAGACTTCTCGCCACACCCGCTTCCACGGATACAATGGCATTTAAAGTAGTATGCCACAGTATAACAACATAAGGTGGAGAGTGAAACCAAATGGCAACAGATCACAATTTTAAGGTAAAGAAAGGTCTTCATGTCTTAGGGACAGAGGGGATTTATTTAACTGATACAAACACAAGAATAGCGGAGGGGTCAGGAAACTCTGTCCGTATTATAACAAGCACTGGGCATATAGACATTGGTTCGATGAACTCTGGGTGGGTTCACATGCAAGCAAATAAAAATATCTATATTTTACCTAGTTCTTATGTTTCAATTGACGGTAATCTCCAGCCTTATACTGACAGCGCAAGAACTCTTGGTTCAAATGGTACAAGATGGTCTCATACTTATACAGATAATGTTACTGTTACAGATAACATAGCACTTGGTGGAACTATCTCAGGTGGTACAACTATTACAAGTTCTGGAAATATTACAACTTCTGGAGGCAGCTTTATCGGTACAAGCGGACACGTACAAACAGCAGGAGCGTACTTTAGTGGAGACATTCGTGTATTAAACAATGCAGGAGATGGCTGGAATGTTTTTGCAGACCGTACAAACGGCAAATATGTTCTTAGTGCTATTACCACCGTAAACGTAGATAGTGGGTACTTAGTAGGCGGCACAGCTGTAATTAATAGTTCAAGAGGATTAACTAATATTACATCAGGTAACATTGCAGGTAATCTTACAATTGATTACACAGGGAACAGTACAAATGATGCAGGTTTATACGTAGCAAATGACAATAGTGACTGGGGCATTTATGTAAATAAAGACGGAACAGCTACTTATGGTATGAAAATTGCGGCTGACGGTTCTTATGCTTTTCAAATCACAAACTCCTCTGGAGCAGAAAAATTTAGAGTAGACGGAGGTGGAGGCGTAACTGCTGTAGGAAACTTAACAATAGGAAATAGTTCTACGGCAGCTCGATATAGAGCTCACTGGAACGATGGCTCTTACATGGATCTTGAAGGCTATGGTTTAAGTATGAATCGAAGTTCCTCTTATATTCGTCCAACTACAGACGGAGACAAGTATCTCTATATTGGAGGCGCGGATGCTTCTTTAGATTGGAACGCAATTCATTTTAGAAGTGCAAATGGTCTTTATATGACCGGCACACAGTTTTTAGATACTAACAGAAATCTTGTAAACATAGGAACAATCAACACAGGTCAAGGTGCTACAGAAGTTTATCTAATGAATCAGAATGTAAGAAGTTCAGATTCTCCAACTTTCCAAGATTTAACAGTTCAAGGTAATTTAAATATTACAGGAGATATTAACTCTTATAATGTTACAGATTTAGATGTTGTAGACAAAACAATTACACTTGGTGTCGGAGGTACAGCTTCCGCAAATGATGGTGGTGGAATCGTTGTTGATGGCGCAAATGCTAAATTAACATGGAACAACACCAACTCATACTGGCAAATGAACAAAAAACTTGCCTTTAATGATACAGCTACAACTTCGAACCAAGGTCTTGGTTTAGTTTGGACAGCTTTTGATAAAGAAGGAACTACTGATTCAACAGATAGTGCTAGTATTGTGCATACAACAAATGCTGGCGGACACGCAGGTTCAGTACTCTATATCTCTGCTCAAAATGATGCAAACGATGGTATTGCCTTTGTAACAAACGCAAGTTCATATTTAAAACACAATAGTAATACTATATGGACAGCGGGCAACGATGGTACTGGTTCAGGTTTAGATGCAGACTTACTTGATGGACAACACGGATCATATTATAGAAATGCTTCAAATATAAATGCGGGAACATTATCAAGTGCCAGAATGCCTAGTACTCCGCCAAATACTTATATTTATGGAGATGATACATTAGGTGCATTTGCATCAAGTACTTTTGCTGTCAACCCACCTAGAATGGGATTCTTTAATATTAATAATTCATCAACAGAAAATCCTGCAGGATTTGGATATTGGCAAGGATTACATTTTAGACATAATAACCAAAGTAGTACGTGGGGTTGGCAATTAGCAGGAACGTATAATACTTCATATTCTGATCTATACTGGAGACAAGTTTCAAATGGAAGTAGAGGGTCTTGGTATAAGTTATGGCATACAGGTAATGACGGCTCAAGTTCAGGTTTAGATGCAGATTTACTTGATGGACAACACGGTTCATATTATGCAAGAAAAACATATTGGCCAGACGCTACAACTCGACTTGGTCTGACAACCCACTCTTTAACAACTTTAAATACTACAGCACTTTGGTCACAGCCAGCCGGTTATCAAACAATGGTAAGAGCGAGTAATTCCAACGGATTACCTTCTAGTCATGGTCAAAGTTATTTTGGTTACACAGTTACAAGTAGAAGAGATACTGGTGGAGGATATTCTGCGCTTCTTACTGCATATGATAATAGTAATATGTGGTTTACTTATCAAAGTGCCTCTACTGCTTACCCAACTTGGAGAAAATTATGGCATGATGGAAACGACGGTTCAGGCTCAGGTTTAGATGCCGATACGCTTGATGGACAACAAGGTTCTTATTACCTCAACTACAACAACCTCACAAACAAACCAACTATACCCAGCTCTTCTAGTTTTGTAGATTTAAGTAGTACACAAACAATAACAGGAACAAAAACATTTGATGGATCAAGCACTGCTCCTTGGAGAGTACACGTATCAAATGCAAATAATAGTTGGGATGCTCTTACATTTCAGTCTACACTTGAGTGGGGTGATGCATCTCAATATGGTGTTTTAGGAGGTGATGGCTCAGAAGGTTTAATGTTACGTAAGCCTCATGTAGTCTGGAATTCAGCTCAAGGTGCAGCTGATATTAGACTTGGCCGATCTGGAGGAACATCTTCAGGAAAATGGGTAGGTATGGGTGTTAAGGGAAGTAATGTAGGTTTCCTTAGCATGGAATCTACAAATGTACTTACTTGGGATACTAGTAATAATGTTAATATTCCAAATGGTAACCTTACTCGTGCAAGCAACACTGTCTGGGATGCAGGTAATGACGGTTCAGGTTCAGGTCTTGATGCAGATACTTTAGATGGTATTAATAGTGGTTCATTCTTAAGGAGTGATGCTAATGACAGTTATGCCGGAACCTTAACCATAAATGGAATGGATTTCAAAACGTCAAACGTCGTTAGAAACTTAAAAATACAAGCTTCTTCAGGTGGCTCAGATGTTGGTATCAGTGGCTTCAGAGCAGATGGAACCCATGGGTTTCAAATATATGGAGATGGTTCAAATTACGGCTTCTTGGATGCAAACTGGGCTAATTGGGATCTTAAAAAGGTTAAAAACGGTCAATTACAAATTGATGAAGGCAGTGGCTTAAATAAAGTTTGGTCAGCAGGTAATGACGGTTCAGGTTCAGGTCTAGATGCAGACATACTCGATGGTCAACATGGTTCATATTATAATACTAAAACTTACACAAGTACCGGTAATGCTGCTGGTTCATATTTAGGTGGTCACTATTCTTCTGGAGGAAATGAAAAGCCAAACTCAAGTACATTTGGATCTGGTAAATTTAAAATTGCTATGCTTAGTAGTTCAAATCTTGGATTTGGCGGATCTTGGAATGATGTATTTTGGAATTCATCTTATAATGGTGGCGATGTAAAAAAATCAACCGCTTTAGTATCAAGTAAATATGATAATACTAGTTTGTGGATTGTAAAACAAAACTATGATTCATCTTCATGGGGAACAGGATATTTATTTTGGAATTCAGGTAACGATGGTTCAGGCTCAGGTCTAGATGCAGATACGGTTGATGGAATACATGGCAGTTCTTTTGTAAGAAGTGATGCTGCAGATACTTTAACAGGCGCTCTTACAATGAATGTAGGCGGAAATGCAATAACAATTTCAAGTGCTGCTCCACAAATCAGATTCAATGATACAGATCATTATGATCATTGGATTCATGTAAACAGTAATAGGTTTTATATTCTATCAGATAGAGATGCTAATGGTAGTTGGGAAACTCCTTATCCAATGGAGTTAAATTCTGGCAATAATATTCCTTATTTATTTGGTAATAAAGCATGGACTGCTGGTAATGATGGTTCAGGTTCAGGTCTAGATGCAGATACTTTAGACGGTATAAACAGTGCAAGTTTTGCAAGATCAGATGCTGGAACTACTTATAGTAACTACGGTAATTTACAAAGATTTTATTCAAACACAAATATGGCTACTGCATCAGGAAGCCAAGCTGGTTTAGAATGTTTTTCTAGTGGTGCTGGTAATGACGCTTTTATGACATTCCATGTAGGAGGTGACTACGCGGTTTACTTTGGATTAGATGGTGGTTCAAATAGATTATCTACGGGTGGTTGGTCTGATGGAGCCGTTTCAAATACTGTATGGCATGCAGGATCAGATGGCTCAGGTTCAGGTCTAGATGCTGATACTCTTGATGGACAACAAGGTTCTTACTATGCTCCTAACACAAATATAGTACATAAAAATGCAAACACCATGACAGGAAGTTCCTTTAAACTTGGATTCCATTCTGGTGCTGGCGGAACTACGTTTAACGCAAATCACTACTCAATGGGAGTAGATATTGCAAACGGTTCTTGGTCAGGTAACAATTACTCTGACTTAATTATTGGTTATCATACCGGTATTCGTATAGGTGCTGGGTATTCAGGAATACGATTTTACAATAACTCCCCAACTACTGATACAAACAACGATGGAAATGGTGATGGTAGCGAATCATTATTAATGACAATCGGTGGTGGAGGCACAACTACATCTGGTGCACATGTTACTGTTGAAAATAACCTCTATGTAAAAGATAATTTATATGTTGGTGCCGGTGGCAATGATGGTTATTTCTACAGCGATACTAATGGAAGAACCGCTTTTGCGAATGGCGATTTTTACATTCAGAATAGTGTAGGTAATTACTATAACTATGCAACAAATCAATATATTGGTGATTCTAGTGGAGATAATATTTATTTCCGTGGCAACACTTTAACTGGAAACAGTTGGTCTCTCTCAGGGGCTGGAGCACTTAGTGCAGCAACTATTACAGCGACTGGTTCTTTTAGAGCAGATAGATTTGAAGATCAAGGTGGAGCTTTCTTCTGGAGAGAAGGACTTACTTCAGGTCGTCATAGACATTTAAACTTAGCAGACACTACCTCTGACCCTGCGTCTGTGACTGACTCAAATAATCCAACAGGTATATCCTGGGGACAAAGAACTGATAATAACGGTTATTATATGTTTGGTCTGAAAGGTCAGTATAATAATGGCTACAGTTCTCACTCAAGACTATCAATAGGCTGGCATACAGGTATCGAAATTGGAGCAAGTGCTACTTATGGTGGTGTAAGGTTTATGGCCGACTCGCCTTTTGTAAACACTACTCAAATTTTTGGTATTGGTGATATTGCTGGCGGACACTCAAGAATTGGTGCAAGTAAGAAATTATTTTTTAATGGAGGTACCGGGACTTATGGTATTGGTGCTGGTGGGCATAACTATAACTCAGGATATTTTGATACAGTTGAATCTGGCTTAACTAATGATACTTTAGAGCTTGTTTATTACTCTGGAGTAGGCGTAAACGTAGGTCAGGGAGGAGCTAAACCTTTAGGCTGTTCTGAAATTAGATTTAATGCAAACACTACAAATAGAAAAATATCATCAACAAGTGCTTTTTATAGTAATCACGCTGGTGTAAGAATACACGGTAACTGGAATGAATTTGAAGTTATGGGTAGAGTTCTTGATGTATCAGGCTCTAACTGTCACTTTATGGACGGTTATGGTTCTACTAATCATGCTTCTCATTACTTTCAAATTGGTACTGGTAGTGGAGGTAATGGAGGCTTAAGTTACGTACGAATTGGTACAACTCTTAATGTCGATGGAGATGTGGTAGCTTACTACTCAGATGCAAGACTAAAGCAGAATGTAGAAACTATTCCAAATGCTTTAGAAATATTAAAAGGCATAAGAGGAGTTACCTTCGAATGGAATAAAAAAGCAGAGTCAGTCTGGAAAAAGAAAGAAGGCGATAAAGACTTTGGTATGATTGCTCAAGAAGTTGATGCTGTGTTTCCTATGGGTACAGTTGTTCAAGGAAATGCTGACAAAAACAAAGAAATGGGTTATGCAGACCCAGATTCACCTAATTACGACCCACTGCACGATGGAGAAAGGGATGAGCCAGAGTACAAAACAATTAAGTACGATAAAATGGTAACTCTAGCTATACAAGCTATTAAAGAGCAACAAGAACAAATTGAAGAACTTAAACAACAAATTAAAGATTTACAAGGCCAAAAATAGTTCTTGACAATAGAATAAAATTTTGGTATAATTTAAAAAATAACCCGCCGTATAAACGGCACAGAAATATAGGAGAAATAAAATGGCAGTAACAACAGCTTATGAAGCCCCGACAGGAGATGAAACAACTGTAGAGGTAACATTTACAAGCGACAGCCCTAGTCTTGTACATACGAGAACTGTAAATGCAGTATTTACTAGTGGTTCTTATGATGCAGATGCAACTGCAGTAAGAGTTGCAGAAGTCGCAGCAGGCGTAGAAAATAAAATCGCAGTAGGAGCTATTACAGCACCCGTTGAAGAAGAAGAAGGGGGCGAATAATGGCTATAACAAAAGTAACAGAAGTAGCTTGGCTAGAGGTAAAACCAGCTATAGACAGTAGTGCAGCTTCAACAGCAAATGATGCACACCCTTCAGTAAGAATAGAATATAAGGACACTATTGATGATGATAGTGACTCTGATTTACCAGTTTTCAACTTTAGATTTGAAACTTTATTTAAATATGTAGAAGATGGTGGCTCAGCAACTGATGTGTCAGGAAAAGACGCATTAGTAAGAACTGTTTGTCAGGCAATCTGGAGTTAAAAAATGGCAGTACCAAGCAGTGGAACACTAAGCATGAAAGGAATCTTCTCAGAAAAGAATGAGAACGATTACACAGCAGCTAATATGGACGGAGAAAGCAATCTTAGTTTAAGAGGGCTTTCTAGTAATTCTCATAGTGATACTTCCACTGGTGGTAATATAAATTTAAATTCTGCTTCGGCATCAAATCCACCTAACCAAACAGCCCCTTATGCAATGAGCGAGTTTTATAGCTACGATCATGACTATGCGGCTGCACAAGCTTTTTGGACAAACGGTACTACAGCTTATGACACAGGATCAAATTGGGCTAGTGTAGAGGGAGAAGGCGCAAGCTCAGGCTCCACTGTAGGTAAAGTAATATCACAGATTAATTTAACATGGGGAGGAGCAGGACTCGCTTGGAGTTTAGTAGACGATCATGTAGGGTGTAATGTGAGTAGTTCAGGAGATGAAACGTCATCTTCAGGACAGTCGCAAGCTTTTGCTATATCTAATTTTACTACTGGTTGTTCAAAAGTAGAAGTAAGATGGAGAGTTGTAAATGGTATTTCAACAATAAATAGTGGGTCAAACAATAGAATAACAGCAAACTACCATAGAACAGGTTCTCAGTCTTTACTTCATTCAGGAAATAGAGACTTAGGATCAAATATTGCAACTACAAGTCAATCAACAATTAACTTTACGGATAACTGGATAACAGTAAGTCCTTCTGCAATGGGAGGAAGTTATAGTAACTCTCAATCATACAGTATTGCTGCTGAGATTGGAGGAACTGGTGTGAATTATGAAGGTGACATGGTAAGGCTAATGGTAGGAGCAAATTCATCAAATGCAATATATTTTGATATTAGACTGACAAAACAAAACGGAACAACAACAACCAAATCATTCTTTAAAAACTATACAAGTTCAAGTGATAGAGTCAATATTCGCTATGAAGAATTTGAAGTACCAGATTTCACATGTATTATGCCAGATATGCTTGTTAAAGAACAAACAAAAGGCTATATACGAATTGGGGATATTATAGTAGGAGATCGAATTCTTGCCCAAGGAAGTCTTACAGACGCTACAGTATTACCACAGTATGTAGAAGTTACTGAAGCAAGAACACATACTCGAAGTGGTTATTGGAATGTAGAAGGTATTCATATAACAAATGATCACCCAGTCTGGTTAACAGATGAAAATAGTAGTGCATGGGTAACTGTAGAAAATATGAGAGACGGAATAACAAGAAGTTATGTAGCAGGCACAGTTGATCCTGTTTACTTAGGTACAAATCCAGGTTGGTACTATGTTTGGAGTGCAGACAGAACAAAAGGCTTCACAGTAAGCGGAGACTATGCGCCAACCACTGAGTAATTTCATAGAAGTTATAAAGAAAGATGACTTAATTGGACAATTTCCAGAACATGATATTTACTTATGGAGTAACTTCGGATTTAATGAAACTGAAGATATAGACTTAAAATTTGTAGGCAATGTAACTTCAGAGTTAGGGGAAAGAGTTTGGGAACTTTATTGCAAGTATCGCAAACTCTTGCAGACCCCGCTCGACCCAACACTCTATACTTCAACAAAACTATTTGAACATATACCTAGATTTAATACATGTACTGAAGATTTATACTACTTTAATGAAGATATACATAGATACAAAGTTTGGAGACAAAAAAACAATGAATTTCATGGAAGAGAAGTAGAAAAAATTTCAGAACACTTATATAAAGTAAAACAAGTATTTGCTAGAAAAGATGGAAAGTATATAAATAGACATTGGACTTATCCAATTCTATTATCAGATTTAATAAAATTATGAAAAATTTACTAATATTAGCTACCCCTCGTTCAGGCTCTAGTGCCTTATACCAAGCTATTGCTAGTAATTACTTTGAATATCATGCATTTTATGAGCCTTGGAGTAAATGGAACCATGTTCTTCCTCAAGGAGAGCATATAGTTAAAAGTTTAATAAGCCATAAAGATCATTGGGGACATGTTATTAGTGCATACGACAAAGTAATTTTTATTTCAAGAAGAGACAAAGAAGCAGGATTTCAAAGCTATAAACAGGCTCAACATGAAAGAAATTTTGTAGATAAGTATAAACCAAATCCAAATATACCAGAAGTTCCCGGCATAAGAGAACACTACATGAAAAATCATGAAAGACTAGAAGCAGAAGCTACTGACAAGATTTGGTACTATGAAGATTTATTCTATAATAGAATAGAAATAGATAAATTAATTCGTCATCACGAACTAAAGATAAGACACGCTGACAGATTTTATAATTATTTTAAACCACAATATGCTTATGAACATTGACTACCTTAGAAAAAACATCATCGATGATTTATCTCAAAGAGAACATTTAGTTGGTAGTCCTATGCAGCCCTACTATCATGGGTTAGGTTGCATAAGATTGTGTATGAAAGACAAATCATTCATAAATTTTTATTCTGACAAGTATATACCTGCGACTGCAAAATTCGTACATACCCATAGAGAAAATTTCATATCTGAAGCTATTTATGGAAGTTACGAAAATGTACTTTATGATGTAAAACCAGATGATCATGGAGAATACATACAAGAATGGGTACAGTGTTGGAAAGATGGAAAAAATTTTTCAATACATGAAAAAGTAGAGTTATGTGAAATGGATAGAAAAACTCTACAACAAGGTGAAAGTATGTTTCACTTATACAATGACTATCACGATCTAGAACTTATTACAGAGCATGTAGTAACAAAAGTTACATTTGATTTCTCTTGGCCTTATCCATTAAACTACAGGCGTAAAATATTTCCAAAGATAGTGAGACCAAATATAGGAGAGTTTGTAGGAGCTGCAAACGATTATGGAGACCCAAACAAGAACTGGGAGATAATAGAGGAGATTTTAAATGAAGTACGAGATTATTGACAATTTTCTCTCACTAGAAAAGTGTGAGAATTTAATTAATATGGAACACGACTGGCATGTTGACCCAGTAATAGGTCATGATGGTGAAATAAATGAATACGGACACTTAATTAGACAAGTCAAACAGTCTTTTGTTCCTCATCTTTTCGAAGAGTGGAACGGAGGAAAGGTACTAGGTACAAAAGTGATGAGATATGATGTAGGAGACTTTGTAAAAGAACATAGAGATAGAACTGGTATGCTACATTCTGACTGTTATGAACCTGGCTTAGATTTAAGGTCAAAAGATTTAATGATTATACCACTAAATGAAGACTATGAAGGTGGAATACTCTCAGTAGAAGGAGTTGAAATAGATCAAAAAGCAGGTTCACTTATACAGATTCCGCAACCTGAAGGCGACGTACACCTTAGACCAAAGCATGGTGTATCAAAAGTAACAAAAGGTACTCGATATAGTTTAGTTTTTTGGAATTTTGTATGATGCCTGATGAATGGATTCCGCATTTACTTCATAAAATAGGAATAGCTAAAGATTCAGCACTAGAAGCAATATGTATTATATTAATTGCTGCTTTTGGGTGGAGTTTACTAATTTATTTACTTATATAAAAAAGGGGCATAAAGCCCCTTTTTGTTATTCGGCCTCTACGACCTCTGTGTCCTCTGGTGGATTTTCTACAGCGTCTTTCAATTTAGCTGTAAATCCTTCGATAGAAACAAAAATTTGGTCTAGTTCCATCTGTAGGCCACCCTTCTTTTGTTGAAGACTGTTCAAACAAGCAACTATATATTTTGCTTCATCACTTAATTCAGAAATCACATATTTTTTATCGTCAAGCACTAGAACAGGCTCTTCCTGTTGTCCTACTTGTGGATTCATTTCTTCTGTCGACATAATTTTTCTCCTTATTTAAAAATATCTTGCCAATTTCCTTGTGTACTAGCCTTAGCATACTCGGTAGCACGGTTTTCGAAAAAGTTGGTATGCTCAACGGCGTTTACTTGCATATCTATCCATGGAAGAGGATTATCAGTACTATGAAATATTTTCTTCATACCGATTCCTAATAGCCTTCGATCTGCAATATAACGTATATATTCTTTTACTTCTTTTGCTGTTAAGTCTGGAACTGATACTTTATTAAAACAAATGTCAATAAAAGCATCTTCTAGTTCTACTACTTTTTCAGCAGCGCAATAAATTTCATACTTTAGTTTATCAGTCCATAATTCTGGATTTTCACTGATAAAAGTTCTGAAAAGTTGAGATAAACCTTCGACATGAAGAGACTCGTCTCTTATTGACCATGTAACAATCTGTCCCATACCTTTCATTAAGTTATGTCTCGGGTAGTTAAGAAGAATAGCAAAACTACTAAATAGTTGTACTCCTTCTGTAAATGCACTATATACCGCCATAGTTTTTGCCATGTCAAACGGAGTATCCATACTAAAATCTTGTAGATACTCATGTTTTTCCATCATGGCATTAATATCCATAAATTCTTGATACATTTCCTCATCCTTGCCCAATGTCTCTAGCAATAGAGAATATGCTTCCTGATGTACTGCCTCCATAGATGCGTAAGCAACTAACATCATTCGTATTTCTGGTTGTTTAAATGTAGGCAAGTAGTGGTGTGCATAACCCCCACAAACGTCTACATCTGCCTGAGTAAAGAACTTAAAAATGTTATCTAGTAACTTTCTTTCTTCCTCACTTAGTTTTTCTTTATAATCCTTAATATCGTCTTGTAATGGCACTTCGTCTGGCAACCAATGCATCTGTTGTTGCTTTTTATAATTTTCAAATGCCCAAGGATATTTAAAAGGTTTATAATACTCTCTTTCTTTTAATAAACTCATTTAACCCTCACAACTTAGACAATCTTGTTGTTCAAAGATTATCTCTCTTTTTACTTCATTTGATACATTGTCTGCTCTTGAAATCGCCTCACTTCTAAGATAGTATAGAGTTTTCATATTCTTTGCCCATGCTAACATATGAACATTGTGAAGTTCACCTTTGTTTACATCAGGCGGAAAGAATAAGTTTACGCTTTGTGCTTGACATACGTACTGTTGTCTTTCTGCAGCGTGTTCTATAACCCATGACTGATTAATTTCTACAGCAGTTTTAAATACCTCTTTTTCTTCTGGTGTTAGTATATCCAGATGTTGAACACTTCCTTTATTTGTGACTATACTTTTCCAAGTATCTTCATACACTGCAGTATGTCCTATTTTTCGAGACAGTACATAGTCTAAGTATTTATTCTTTTGTAAGAACGAACCAGACTTAGTTTTTTGCGTAAACGCATTAGCTCTGTAAGGTTCAATACTAGGACTTGTATTTCCACAAATAATGGAAGAACTAGCGTTAGGAGCAATAGCCAATAAATGAGCATTTCTTACTGAGCAAGAACTGTCATCTGGACATGCGCCTCTTTCTACTGCTAGCTGTTCAGTTGTTTGTTGTGCCTGTGACTTTATATGTTTGAACATTTCTGTATTCATACCTGCAGCAAAGATGCTCTCAAAAGAAATCATGTTTCTCTGTAGATACGCATGGAAGCCCATTGCTCCCAGTCCAATACTTCTTTCTCTCATTGCACTAAATTTTGCTTTTTCCATTGAATCTGGTGCATTCTCTATAAAGTATGTAAGCACATTGTCGAGCATACGAATTAAATCTGGAATAAAAGCAGGAACCTTACTCCATTCATCATAATACTCTAAATTTACACTCGATAAACAGCAAACTGCTGTTCTCTCGTCGTTGGTTGCAAGTGTGATTTCAGAACATAGATTACTATGGTTGACATATAAACCTAAGTCTTTCTGAAATTGTGGCAGTTCAGCATTTACTGCGTCTTCAAACATAAGATAGGGTTCACCTGTCTCCATTCGATTCTGCAATAATTTTACCCATAATGCTCTTGCACTTACAGTCTTTTTGACTTCTTTACTATGTGGGTCAATTAAGTCCCAGCTATCGTCGAAGCCTTCTTCTTTTGTTGCACGGTGTATAATCTCCATAAATTTATCTGAGATTACTACTCCATGATGTAGGTTGAGACATTTACGATTCGTGTCTCCACCTGTTGGTTTTCTCATATCCAAAAATTCTTCTATCTCTGGGTGAGTAATATGCAAATATCCTGCATAACTACCTCGTCTTGTTACTCCTTGTGAAAAAGCAAGCATTTCTGCATCTACTACTTTTACAAAAGGAATCACTCCAGTGCTTTCAGAACCTTTGGAAGTCTTTGTACCTTGTGAACGAACTGCACTCCAACTGCCCCCAATTCCACCACCAAATGATGAAAGATAAGCGTTTTCTGTGTAGTGGTCTGTAATACCTTCTCTACTGTCTTCGACATAGTTCAAGAAGCATGAAATCGGTAGACCCCGCTTAGTCCCTCCATTTGATAATACAGGAGTCGAGAACATAAACCATAAACTACTAGCGTAATCATACAGTCTTTGTGCGTGTGCGTCATCATCAGCAAAAGCTTCTGCAGCACGTGCAAAAGCTTCTTGAGGACTCTTTTCGTCGCCTACTAAGTATCTATCCTCTAAAGTTTTGTGGCTAAACTCTGTTAAAAGTTTATCCTTGCTATAATCAATTTCTATCATTGTAAAATTCCTTCTAAAGTTCTTTTTATAACTTTACCGTTGTCTTCTCCTATAGCATCCTCAGAATAAGTATTTAAATCCATAAGCTCAACGTTTGTCAGAAGTTGTTCTGCATTTTCATTGACCGCTTGTATATACTTATATTTTCCTTCTAGAGGACATGCGTCATAAATATCAAAGACTGTTCCGTATTGTTCCATTAATTGTACTGCACGTTTCGGACCAACTCCAGGTATTCCTGGTACATTGTCTCCTTTATCGCCAGTCAGACATTTGAAAGTGATGTAATCTTCAATCTCAAAGTCATAGTGTTCGTCCCAGTTATGAACTGTAGTCTCTTTACGAGTTACAGTACTAAATCTAGAAACTTTATCGTTAATAAGTAAGTCCCAGTCTTTATCCGAAGATATTAACCAGCACTCATCAAATTCTATATTGTGTGTGATAAAAGCCGCGATGTCATCAGCCTCCACACCTTTGAAATGAAATACAGGGTGCTTTTCTTTGAGCAAAGTCAAAGTATTAGCAAACTCTGCCATAAACATTTCAAATTCTTTTTCTTCTTGTGCAGTTTGTTCTGCATATCTTTCTTTTCTGTTAGCCTTATACTCAGGGTAAATTTCTTTTCTCCAAGTACTGCCACCATCAGCACAAATAATAATTGTGCCTGCATTGTAAGACTTTGCTAGACTTTCGATAGTTCTAATGTAATCATATTTGAAGTCTGTGACTCCTTGATGTTTCCACCTAAATGCTACGTTTAGACCATCAACTATCAGCAAGTTCCCAATCGGAGCTGGGGCTCCAAGGTTCGCAAGTGTAGTCGCCATTTGTAAATTTTATCTCCTCATTTTCTAGCCAGTGTTCTGCTAATAAAACATAAGCACCCAGCCAGGCAATATGCATATATTTTAACGTGTTTTTTGGTTCCCTTACTGTTACTGCGAAAAACTTACCATAATTCTCTCTAAAAATAAGGAGTGGTTCTTGTTCCATTTGTTGTGATTGTTTACACAACTTACTCCACCATCTATACAAGTTGTTTGTTTTAGATGTGTATATTTTGGAGTTAAAACCACTATCTTTGTAGAACTTTACTTCAATACAAAATAAATTATGTTTGTCGGGTACTCTCAAGTCTCCTTTTACTTTACCACTTCCTGAGCCGGGAGTCTGTTCCCACTTTTCTTCAGTCAGTCTACCTAACATAGACATAACTTGTTGCTCACCTCTATTTCCTTTTTGTCTTGAATTAACCATCAAGTCTACTCATTTCGTTTTCTTTAATTACTTCAATCTTCCCTAACAATGGGTGTGTCCACCCATGGGATACTATGTATGTGTTCAAATTTTCCTCTCTTAATAATATTTCAACGAGTCTTTCTTTTCCTAGTTCATCTAGTACGTTAGTTACCTCGTCTAAAAATAGAATGTTGATTTGAGACTTGGAAATACTACTCATTAACTTACGTATCGCAAGTAGAGTAGCCGTGTTTACTCTTGCGAGTTCTCCAGCACTCAGAGATAATATATCTACAGAGTTTCCGTTGTCTTCTATGTTTACATTCAATTTATCATTTAACACTACAAACTCCAAGCTAAATCTACCATCAGATAGTTCAGCTAGGTACTCATTTGTTAGTTCTTCTAAATCTTTTACAAGATTCTCAATTTTATAAGCGAGTAAGCCGTTTGTACTGAAAGCTTTCTTTAGTATTTCTACACTACTCATCTTATCTTCAATTTCTTGCAAGTCATCTATTAAGTTAAGCAACTGACTTTGAAACTGATTTTCTTGTTCTACTATGATACCAATTCTGGTATTGTGTCTTTCAACTTCGTTGTTTTTATCAATAGCTTTTTGCAATTCGTCTTTTTGTTTGTTTACTCTATTTTTTAGTTCTCTAATAGACTCTTGTAAAAAGTCTGAGTCAGGAATGGTCTTTGGTAAACTTTGGTCAATACTTCTGTAAAGACTTTCCCATTCATCTGATTGTTTTTTAGCATAGTTATATGCTTCATTATTATCTTCTGCTGCTTGAAGTTTTTCGGATAGTTTTCTTACTTCCTCACTACAGTTTTCTGCTCTTTCAACATGCTCGCTATACATATTATTTACAAAAGCAATGTCAATATCTTGTGAGCATGTAGGACATTCCATATTTTCACTATTACGCAGGGATTCATACTTATCCCTCATTTTATTTTCATGTTTCAGCTCTGAGTTCCAAGCGCCGATACTTTCAATCATCTTACTGGTATCAACTAAGTCAGTTAAATCTAAAACGTCACGAATCTTATTGATATCAATGGATTCAAGCTGCTCGATGTAAAAATTGTTTTGGTTAATTTTTTTAATTTTTTCCGAGATATTTTCAAATTCTATTTGTAAAGAACGTAAATTCTTTTCGTCACTTTCCGATAAAAATGGTAAATCCACTTTCGATAGTAGTGATGTATCTTCCAATTTATTGTCTTTTAACCATTTTTCAATAGTCGCAATTCTACCTTGCACTCGGGAAACATCTACTCCAATATTTCTAGAAAGCTCTCTAAATACTTCGAAATAAGCTACATATTTATTAAGCTGCAACAAATCAATCAAAAACTTTTTACGGTTTGTGTCTGTGGCAGTTAAGAACTGTAAACTTGCGTTAGTGTTTTGGTATACAATCTGAGAAAATGTTTTGAAATCAATTCCAATTATTTCTTCAACTGTTTTATAAGTATTTGTCGCTGTATGGCTAGAAATATCTTCTCCATTTTTCAGTAATTTTACTTTGATATTTGCTCTACGCACTACATCAAGTTTATACTGATCTTCTCCTACTGAGAAATCAAGAGTGATATCATAACCGTTGTCAACAAGTCTATTAGATATGTCAGCTTTTCGTATACCTTTGGAATTTTTATTGAAAAGAACTTCCTCTAAAATTAGAGGTATAGAAGACTTACCAGCACCATTTGTGCCGACAAGTTGTGTAAGTGTGTTGTCTTGTAAATCAATTACATTGTCTGAGCCGTAGCTGAAACAATTACTCCAAGTTAGCTTCTCTAGCGTTATCACTGAATACTCCTATAATTTTTTTAACTTTCTTTTCATCTAATTCAAGAATGTAGGAAAGGTACTCTCCCAACTCTTCTTCAATTGTCATATCTTTTCCTAAAATGAGAGTGGCTTCAGTCTTTCGTTTTATTACTTTCTTATCTAGTAGTTCTGAATTTTTGACCCCGCTCAAGTCCGAAACATCTCCCTCTACTTCATAAATAGTATGATGCCATTCTGTAGGCACCATCTCATCAGCACTTGTGACTGTTTTACGAATAAGTTGAGGAAGGTCAAACTCATGCCAAGTCCACTCCCAAGCGTACCAATCGGCTCTACTGCCTGCTTCGGTATCGATTATAAGATAACCAGTTTTGACTTCATTTCTATGAAAAGATGTTGTCATAGGACTGCCAGGATATACAATATTTCGTTGAGTATTCTCGTGAGCATGTAAATCTCCTGCAAAAACTATTTCAAATCTATCAAATCTAGTCAAGTCTACCTCAGGTGTCACGTGTGGAGGAATCTCTCCTCTTACATGAGTAAATAGGTATCTTGTGCTTTCTGGTATATCTTCTATACTATTCTTTTTATGCAAGTCTGCATAGGGAAGAATTGCCCACTCACCGTCCACGTAAGTTTCATCAATTACTTTTACTAGAGGGTTGAGTTCGTTGGTTACTCTTTTTAAATTTGTAAAAAATGTTTTGTTCTTTCTAGTAGCTTCATGGTTGCCATCAAAGATAATAGTAGGAATAGAACAATTTTTTACAAAGTCAAAGTAGAGGGTGAGCTCATCCATAGATGGAGTTCTATCAAATAAATCTCCTCCTACAATATGAAGCTCGACCTCACCTTTTTCTTCTATCTCTTTTATTTGTTGATAGAATAACTCATAGCGAGAACATGCCCAAGATGTGGGCACGTTCTTTTGTCCTAGCTTAATATGCCAGTCTGCTGTGAATAATATCTTCATGCTACGAAATCATCGCCAGGTGTCCAATCACACCCTGTTAGTCCACCAGCTTTTAGAGCTTGTAGAGTTCTTAATGTTTCGTCTGCATTCCTGCCCGTATCGAGCGCATTGACGGAGACGTGATGAATAGTTCTATCTGCATCAAAGATGTAAGTAGCTCTATAAAACACGCCTTCTGCCTCGTCAACTATCCCTAAGTCATAGCCTAGCTCTAGACCGCAGTCCGCAGCAAGAGTATGTTGAATGTTACCAATAAGTGCATTGTCTTGTTTCCAAGCCAATTTACAAAATTCGTTATCACCACTGATACCTACAACATTGGCCTCTGCTACTAACTTGTCCATAGCTGATATTTCTGTAGGGCAAATAAATGTGAAATCTTTAGGATAAAAGTAAACTACACTCCAGTCATGCTTGAGTGGTTGATAGTTCTCATCAACAGATACAACTACCATGTTATTATCCTTGTCTACACCCTGCAAGTTAAAGGCAGGGAACTTCTCTCCTACGCCAATCATGATACTTGAAACTCCTCGTCAATAGACTCATCAGTTTCTGAGTTGGATGAACCAGCTCTAATTCTGTCAAGTAATTCTTTTTGAGCGTCTGGAGTAGGCCTTGGTAATACTTCGTCCATAGACTTAAGATCTGCAACTAATTCCAGTTCTTTTTCATCTAGTGGTCTAGGCTTACACTTCAATGCTTGTAGTTGATACTCAACATTGTAAGCCATTGGGCCAGTCTTCACTCTTTTGAAGTGGACGTCCCAACCAGTCTCAGGATCAGCAGGATCACCTAAGTCTTCTGCTGCAACTAAGATTTGCTCGAGTAATTTTTTCTTGAGATTTAGTACTTTGACTTTTCCGCCGTGTACACATTGGATAGCATATGACCAACCACACTTAAGCTCTGGATAATATTCTCTTACCCAGTCTTTTTCTAAGTTAGTAAATGCTTCTTTTTCTCTATCGAATGAGAGACACTCAAACGGAATGTTTTTGTCGTTCTCTCCTTTAATCCAGTAGACATATCTTGCACAGACATCGCCTACCATTCTGACTACGTTATCGCCTTCTACATAAGTGTAGGATTCGATCTTTCCTTTTTGGGCTTCGCCCTTTAATTTATTAAATGTTAATGCCATTTTAGCTCCTTAAGATTCTTGATTTCTTCGAATTTGAAATGAACCCTATCATTTTCTATCCAAAGTAATCTGTTTTGGTTTATTATGTTCTCATTACCTGTATAGTGCATGAGATCTAGTGTGGTATTTTTCCTGCTTTGGTAATCAAAATAATTGCGCAAGGAAGCAATACCAGCGTATTGCGCAATCTCTTTATCAGAATACCTAGCTCTTTGGACAAGCAAAGCCTCTGGCTGAAGCAAAAAACTATCTCCATGAAAGCTTTTCTGCCAGAAGCGAAATCGTCTGTCCTTCCTATTTACTGGAAGCTTTTTATATGTTAAGATATCAAGGATAGTTAGTATGTCACCAACTTTGCCGTTGCTCTCTTTTAATATCTTTTTCCAATTATAGAATATCATTATATCAAAAATTTAACCTTGTGTCAAGAAGTATTTTTCCATGCTATATGGTCTTAACTTCATAACCTTGTTTCATGTAATACCCCATTCTCGCATTTGCTTGTCGTGTAGCTGTTTTTCCTTCCAAGTGAATATCAACGACTACAGGTTGTGGCTTGTTTTCGTTCTTTCTTATTACCCTACCAATTAATTGTGTTAGTAGTGGTTCATTATTGATTGGAGTTGCTAATATAATACAACTTAAACAATCAAGTGAAATACCTTCAGAGAAGATACTTTGTGTCCCAAAAAGAATGTCAACACTATCTCCAAAAATTTGTTTAATTATTGGAGGTCTCTCTGCGTGAGGGATATCGCCAGTAACACAGATAGAGTTTTCTCCTACGAGTCTACTGACTTGTTTTAAGAAGTCCACTCTATCTGATACCACGAGTACTTTGTGCCCTTTAGCAGCATACCCTGCCGCTAAAACACCTATCATATTTTGGTACTCCCAATCATACGCAATAGTGTTAATTCTAGAAGCCCATGGAATTTTATGTCCATCTGGGAATCTAATCCCTGACTTTAGAATATTTACTACTGGTACGAGATAGTTTTCTTTTGGTGGTTTAAATACTGTATTACTAAAGTAATCTCGAAAGATAACATGGCGTCCATCTTTTCTTTCCATTGTACCTGTTAAACCTATTTTATATCTTGCTTTACTAGCATCTATTAGTCGAGTAAAAGTGGGACTACTAACATGATGCATTTCGTCGAGAATAATAGTTCCAAAAACGTCTTTTATCTCGTCTACTCTACGATATAGTGTTTGAACATTCCCAATAACAATGGGCTGATCAATTTCAAACCTTCCAGAGCCTATGACCCCGGGCGTAATTCCAAATACTTTTTCTACTTCTTTTTCCCACTGCGCTCTTAACGCTAAAGTATGTGTAACTACTAATGTTTTCTGTCTTAGCTTATTTGCGATAGCTAACGCAGTAAATGTCTTACCCCAGCTGACCCAAGCGTTAATTATACACGAGTCAGTAACTTCGTCGTAAACCGCGGACTGGGTAGCACGTAACTCGAAACCAAATGGCAACTCGTCAATCGGTGCGCATACGCGTTTGTCTACAATTTCGTAATCCTCTGGGATAAGATCCGTTCTTCCGATTGGTAATGTGACTAACCCACTTCGAACTACTCCCATATTCTTTATAATGAAAGGCGGGTCGAGCGGATTCCTTGCAGGTATTGCATACGTAAGTTCTTCATCGATTTTTGATTGTAGTCGATTATCGACTTCCATGAAGATTCGGTTGCTTAATACTGCCTTCACTTATACTCCTCCAATATTGCCATGGGTTAATGTTAATGCTAGTCCTTTTTCCACGGAAAGCATTTACGCTATGTAACACCCCAGGGTCGAATAATACAAGACGATTTGCAATAGGTTGAATTCTATCATGCCTATTTTGTGTTTTGTTCTGCAACATTAACTCGCCTCCTATTAACTCATGATCCATGGAAGGATAATACACACAAGAACATATAGGGAACGCAAGAATTCCTTGTGTTCCAAAAAGATTCTCATGCTTGTCGTAATGCCATTCTAATGGTCTAGAATTTGTATGATTCCATGCTTCGTACCAACCTAGCTCTTCCATATCATAATATTCAGCGGCTTTATTAAGTACTTTTTTCACGAATTCATTTTTAACTTCAAACTCCCATGTTTTATAGTTCCATTCGCATAATTTTGTTTCTTTTAAATGCAAGTCTAGATGCGTATAGTCATCTACTGATAAAAAATCATCTATAATGTGCATCATACCTTTCTCCATGTTCGTTTTTGTTTGGTTGTTGAATAAGACCATAGTACACTTGGCTTATTATTTACCATTAGTACTTGTGCATACTTCATTTCTGTTGCGGGTGGTCTTTTTACGGTAAAAGGAAAGGGAACCTTACTAAGCCAAATAAGACTAGCGGTTCCCTTTCGGTCTACTTTTGTAATTTCTATAGAGTCTAGTGGTATTGTTTTTGTTTTTTCATATTGAAAGTATCTACCTCTAGAATCTATGTAATTATTTCCTCTATGTTGAATCATGCTTCGAAAATCGTCTAGCATATACTTCAAAGGATATAAATTTTTATGTGGAGTTTTTAATCTTCGTATACCAAGGGTTTCTCCTTGTACATTCTTATCATCTACAATTTGTGTATCACAAAATAAAAGTCCATCACGTTCTTCTACTTCGTCATTGTGTAATACATACACTGGAAACTGTATAAGATGTAAGGTTTGAAAATTCATTACTCATATGCTTTTGCAAACTTACCAAAGGAGTAATCTTCTCCAATATCAAAGTCGCAACCTATTGGACACCCTGGAATAGATAATCCTCTATCCTTTTGTACATTTCTCTGCAAAATCTCACAATACTCATCTACAAGATTTTCTGGAACCTCTGCTAAAATTGAGTCATGTACAAGTGCAAACATTTTTACTGGGAGTTTCTTAGACTTCACTTCACGGTGTGCGTCTATGGCTCCGAGTAAATTTACATCAGAAGCCACAGATTGCACGAGAGCGTTGATGCCAGATCGAACCTCATGAGCAGCAATTGCTTTATCGGTTGATTTTACATTTGGCAATCGTCTTTTTCTCCCAAAGAAAGAATAGAGATACGCTTGTTTCTCGATAAGAGTCTTAGAATCATCTAACCACTTTTTCAGTCTATAAAACTGTTTGAAGTAGTCTTCGATAACCTCTTTAGCCTCAGAAGTGCTAAAGTATTTACCACTATCTTTAGAAACTTGCTCACTAATCTTTTTCGGACCTGCGCCGTACATTATTCCAAAGGTAACAGCTTTTGCCATTTGCCTTTCAGTAGAATAAAATTCAGCGACTTGGTCTACTTCACATGGTAGATTGAAAACTAACTTAGCAATATTACTATGGAAATTACCCCCGTCTTGAAAAACTTTCATAAGAGCTTTGTCGTCAGCCAACACAGCGGCACAATATACCTCTGCTGTTGTCAAGTCCATAGCAACTATTTTATTGCCAGGTTTTGCTTTGATACACCCTTTGACAATAGGATTGTCACGAGGTATCTGTTGCATATTCATTTTACCACTAGATGATAAACGTCCCGAAGTTGTACCATGAAGGTTAAACCCCGTTCTAAGTCTTTCATCTCTGTCTAGTGCTGGTATAATCTTGTCTAAGTAGGTAGACTTAATTTTTACCTTTTGTCTTATATCAAGAATAAGAGCAGGAACTTCGTGTTCTTTTGCTAAAGTTGTTAAGACTTCCGCGTCAGTTGAGTCAGCGCCAGTCCCTGTCTTTTTTCCTGTAGGCTTTAGTCCAATATAATCAAATAGTAATGACCTAAGTTGGACAGTACTGTTAGGATTAAATGGTTTGCCCTGTGCTGCTTCAAAAGTTTTTACTTCTGTAAATTCGTATAAGGATTTTACAGCGTTGTCAATCTCCTCCTGCATAAGGTCTGAAGATTTATATAGGCGTTCTGAATCGAACGGGACTCCATTATTTTCAACGTCAAGTAAGAACTCTGTTGCAGGCAACAAAATATTCTTATAAACACTAGTGAAGCGTTCACTTTTATCTATTGCAGATTTGAATTTTTCGTACAATAGAAAAGTACAGACAGC